CACAAATTTGTACTACCTGCCTATATTTCAAATAGTCAATAAACTGACAATAAAAAGAGCCAGTGCGTCAAAAAATTGACACCAAAAAACACAACAAAAACAAGTACTTAGTTTTCTCCGACGGAATAACTTAAGTCATTGATTTTATTACATATTTTAGCATAGGCATACGCATGACCCACCCCACCCCTACACGTTATATGTGCTTGACTCCTGCATAATTTTGGGGTATGGGTTTGTAAACCAGAGTGCGGCTACTTACAGTAGCTAGGATATTGGGCATAAAAAAAGCTGGCATTGTAAACCAGCTTGTGTTTAGCCTTTCGGGGCACTACTTTTTTCTTGTTGGGTATTATTTTAGGTCTGAATTTGCGTACGGATGCCGCAACAGGGTTTCTTTTACGAGTTCGGCTACTTACCATTAGTTGTTCCTGAAAAAGAAAAAAAGGGAAAAAAGAAAAACAAGCACTTTTTACCGTATTTTTTGACTCTTGTCAACCCCCTAAATAAAAATAAATTTTTCTTGACAACTTATCCCTTCCTAAATCTCTATTTTTGTGTTATAATATGTATACCATGAGAAAAAAACGTCAATTTAACTCATTATTAGAGCAAATTAGTGCCGAATACGAAGAAAAGGGACGTTTTACAACGCATATACCAAGCCATCATGTATATTATATACGTGCGGCTTTAAGAGAACGTACTGGACAGGACTTCAGCGTTGAGGACATTGAAAAAGCATTGGTAGCAGAGGGATTGTCTGAGTATGTCAGGTGAAAACCTGCCCTACCACAAGCGTAAAGAAGCTGTACTTATACTTGAGGGGTTCGCTACAGCCAATCTAACGTACAAAGGACGGAGTTATACCAATGGATTCCGTCCTTAATTAATATAATGAGATAATATGGCACGAAAAAGAGATAAACAGCCCCCAAAAACAAAAAAATACTTTCGTTCTACTAAATCTGGTGCTGGCATGACTAAAGCTGGCGTAGAAAGATATAGACGAGAGAACCCGGGTAGTAAATTAAAGACAGCAGTAACTGGTAAAGTTAAAAAAGGAAGCAAAGCAGCAAAGAGACGTAAATCGTTTTGTGCAAGAAGTGCAGGACAGATGAAAAAGTTTCCAAAAGCCGCAAAAAATCCTAACAGTCGTTTAAGACAGGCTAGGAGAAGATGGAAGTGTTAAATGTGGATACCAGTTATAACAATATTATGGGCACTTGGTGAAAGTGCGACATGGGTAAATTTTCCAATGGTTAATTTTCCCTTTTCATCATCAGAGAAATGCTACACCTATATAGAGCATGCAAGAAATAAAATAACGCAAGACCCTCAATACTTAAATGGATATAGTACTTGTGTATATATAGGTAGCCCTACAGGAGAGAATACGTAATGTTTCAAGCTTTGATAGGACCAATAAGCGAACTCGCTGGTTCATTTATGCAAGGACAGATAGAAAAGCAGAAAGCTAAAGCTACTTTAGCACAAACAAAAGCTGCTGCAGAAGCAGAGATAATGAGAACTGCCGCAACCCATGATTCAAAATGGGAAATTATTATGGCGCAGGGTACACAGAACTCGTGGAAAGACGAGCTGGTTACTATTGTTATTCTAATACCGACTGTGTTAGTTTTTATTCCGGGAATGGAAGATGTTGTAAAAAATGGTTTTGCAAGACTAAATGAGTTACCTGAGTGGTATACCTATTTATTATTTTTAACTGTTTCAGCAGCATTGGGTATTCGTGGCTTAGATAAGTTTAAAAAGAAATAATGACCTGCAAGTGTGGCGAAAATAAAAAGTGTACTTGCAATAATGATTTGCAGTATATAAATACAGATAAGTCCAGCACTGACTTAGTACCTGATAAGTTGACTTATCAAACAAACAAACGGAGGATGGCTTGGATTTTATTGGCTATGATGCTTTTCACTACTGTTGCTACAATTTACGACCCTACCAGAATGGCAGAGGCAGAAAGCATTTTAATGACCCAGTATCTTTCAATGTGTGGACTATTAGGGGCTTATTTTGGTTTTAGTGCCTTGAGTGGAAAGAAATAATGCTTAAAGGTAACGGATGGGATAATCACGAAGATACTTTTGAGGAAGCCTTACGTAGAGAACTTTTAGCTGCACAACAGATGATACTACTATTAAAAGACGATTTAAAACACATAACAGAAGCTTATTATAAGCTTATTAAAAAAATTAAAAAAGAAAAGATACATTGATGATTATATGGAAGGGATACTACAGTATTGGGAACAATTAGTTTTTTTCTTAGGGGCTTTAGTTGTAGCTGTTAAATTACACACTGAAGTAACCACGTTAAGAAAAGATGTAGATAAGTTAGAAGAAGACTGTAAAAGTGCAAATGAAAAAATACAAAACAACTTTGTAAGTTCTGTAAGAACTGAAAGTGCTGTAAAGGAAACAGAGAAAAAAATAGAATCTTTATTTCAATTACATAATAAAAAGTGAGGATTATTTAAATAATGGAATATTTTGTTGAACGACTGCAAAAAGAACTTGAGATTGATGAGGGATGTAAATATGAAACGTATTTGGACCATCTTGGTTTACCCACTTTTGGTATCGGGCACTTGGTCAAAGGCACTGACCCGGAGTATAACAAACCTATTGGAACAGCCGTTAGCAAAGAACGGGTGCTTGAATGTTTTGAGCAGGATATACGAACGACTATAACGGATTGTAAAAAGATATTTGATGACTGGGAGGCTATGCCTGAGCAAGTAAGATTAATCATGGCAAATATGATGTTCAATCTCGGTTATCCAAGATTTTCCAAATTTAAAAAAATGATACAGGCTGTTAGAGATGGCGAGTGGATTGAAGCCGGAAATCAAATGCAGGATTCTAGATGGTACAAACAAGTAACCAATAGAGCAGATAGACTAATTCATAGAATGAAGGGAGTACCATTACATGGCTGAAGATAGCGATATTAAACCAGAGGTTGTTGACGTTGAACAAATGAAACGAGAAAACTATTTTAATCTAGGAAGAGATGATTATATGAGTTTAGATGAATATTTGTTAAGTGCACAATCAGATAGAGATTTGAAAAACAAACGTGGTAAAACAACTTTACCTAAAAAGAAAAAGAAAAAAGTTGCAAAAAAGAAAACACCACATGTTATGGAATTAAAGACTAATGTGCCTAGATTAAAAAAAGGAGGACAATTAGGTGATTTAAATAAAGATGGCAAAATGTCAGGCTATGAAAAAGTTAGACAGAAAGCTATTGAAAAATCTATGGCAGCCCAAAGAAATAAATAGTGGCTCGTCGAATACCAAGGAAAAAGGGGCAGCCCGCAAGGTCAAAGAAACATAGCGACCTATATACTGATGAAAACCCTAAAGGTACAATTAGGGGATTAAAATTTACTACAGCCGCTGACGCTAAAGCATCAGTAGCTAAAATTAAAAGGTCAAATAGGAGCCATGCTCATAAAACGCAGGCTGCTATTGCAATGGAACAAAGAGCGAGAGTTGCTGGCAAAACTGGTGCAGCTCGCATTTATAGAGCATTTATTGAACAACAAAAACGGATAACTAAACGTAAGAAGAAATAAATGAACTATATAACAAGTAACATACCTTATTTTAAGGTATGGGTTCGTAGAGAATATACGACCAATTTTCAGCGATACCATGGCGAGTTTTTACATGGTATGGCTGTAGCAGTAACAACCTTACCAATGAAAACATTAAGTTTTCAGATATTGTTTACAGGTTGCGATGAAGAAGAGAATGTACACGGGGGTGCTATGTGGGCGAGAATGCCACTAACTGCCCTTGTAGGAGATACACCATATGATGAATGGGCAGAACCTTTGCCTACATATTTGGCTCAGCCTTGGGATTGCCAATCGCACCATCATTCGGTTTTTGTATTGAATAGAGCAACGCCTTGTCCTTGGCAGGCAAAAATAGATAACCAGTTTTATCCGGCAAAGTATTATTTTACTATTGACTATACGGATACTGAAGTAGCTGATGACCCTGCACAACACAAACAGAGTCATGTGTTAGAATTAATGGATGCAGGAAAATGGACAGGTAACATAGTAGCGTTACCGAATAATCGTGTAAGGGTGACAAATCCTGCATGGTTTGTAACAGGTGAAGGTCCACCTGATTTTGTACCGAGTCAATGGACTCATCACTCAAAGCAAGACCCCAACTATGTTGAGGACACTGCTAGAGTATTTAACAATTTATATGCTAAGGAGAAATAATATGGCAATGCATGGTAAGAAAAAAGCTAAAGGTATGGCAAGAGGTGGAGCAAAAATGAAATCCAAAGGCTATGCTAGAGGCGGAATGAAGTCAAAAGGAATGGCTAGAGGCGGTTCTAAAAAAGCAATGACATTGGCACAGATTAGGTCAATGGCTAAAGCTAAAGGCTATAAATTGGTTAAAGTGTAATGGCAGCAAAGAAGAAGAAAAAATCTTCGTCTAAGCCAAAACCTACTAAGCCAGCTTTATGGTCAAAAGCAAAAGCTGAAGCAAAGCGTAAGTTTAAGGTATATCCTTCGGCTTACGCAAATGCTTTTGCTGCAAAACGATATAAAGCAATGGGTGGTGGCTGGCGTTCGTCATGATTGAATTTGTGCTATATGTTTACATTGGCACAGTAATTCAAAACAACACTCAAGCATTTGCAAATGTTAACGATTGTAAATATTTTGCAGAAAGGATAAATAACCAGCCTCTTGTCCCTAGCAACGACGGCAAGACAAAACATAAAATAGTTGCAGTTTGTTTACCTAGAGATAAATAATAAAAATATGTTAGACCCAATAACTTTGTCAGCTGCTGTCAGTGGGGCAACAGCTGCTTATAACGGCATAAAAAAAGCCATATATTTAGGCAAAGAGATTGAAGATTTGTCAGGTGAACTGGGTCGTTGGATGTCAGCAGTTAGTGATGTTGATAATATACACAGGACTTCTAACAATCCATCAACTTTAGATAAGCTGTTTAATGGTTCGATTGAACAAGTTGCAATAGAAAGTTTTGCTAGTAAAAAGAAACTTGCTAAACAAAGAGAAGAATTAAAAAATTTTCTAATTGCACATTATGGCGTTCAGGCATGGGACGACCTGATACGGGAAGAAGGGCGTATACGAAAAGCTAGAAGGGAAGCCGTATATGCTAGACAAGAAAAAAGTAGACAGATACGAGATTACACCATTATTGGTATAGCCTGTTTAATAGGGGCTAGTGCAATAGGGTGGATGATATGGATAATAAGTCTTTCTATTTAACATTGCTTGCTCTTGCTTTTATATGTTATATTTTTGCAGGAGTAAATAAAGCAAGAGGCGAAGAAAGTAAAATGACAACTTGCCGATTGGCAAGCCATTTGCTAGAAGGAGATACTAGAATCTGTATATTCGTTGGAGCAAATCATACACAGTACAGAGAGTATGTACCTTATGATGCAGGAGAATGCCCAAGAGAATATCAATGTCCGTACAGACCAAATGAAAAACCTTTTGATTTAAAAAGTGTAATTAAAAGTATAAAAGACCAATTTAGAAAGTGAGCATAAATGGCATACAAAGGTGGACTACGAAAATGGTTCAAAGAAGATTGGCGAGACGTAGCAACAGGGAAACCATGTGGGCGTAAATCGGCTGGTAAATCAAAAAGAAAATATCCAGCGTGTCGTCCGAAAGCAGTTGCGGACAAGATGTCCAAAGGACAAAAATCTGCAGCCGTCCGTAAGAAACGAAAAGCTGGAAATCCCGGAGGAAAACCCACCAGTATTAAATGGTCCGTATCACCCTCTGGACGCAAGCGTAAACAAGTACGAAAAAAGAAATGACTAAACGTAATTACAGAAAAGAATATGACCGATATCACAAACGTCCTACACAAGTAAAGAGAAGGGCATCACGTAATAAAGCTAGAGCTATTATGGCTAAACGGGGAGTGGTAACTAAAGGTGATGGCAAAGACGTACATCATACAACAGGCAATCCTATGAATAATAAAAAATTGTCTGTAAAATCAAAGAGTAATAATCGTTCTTTTGCCAGAACTAAAACAGCAAGAAAGAAGAATAAACGTGCGTAAAGAATTAACAGAATTACAACAAAACTTTTTAAACAATCTATTTGGAGAAGCAAAAGGTAATTATGCTAAAGCCATGCGTCTTGCAGGTTATTCAGAAAACACTAATCCACATCATATTATTCAATCATTACGACAGGAGATTATTGAACGTGCTGAACTGGAAATGGCAGCACATGCTCCTAAAGCTGTAATGTCAATGGTAGGTGTTTTAGATGACCCAACAGAGATTGGAACTAGAGAAAAATTACTTGCATCACAACAAATCCTTGACAGAGTTGGTCTTTCTAAGGTAGAAAAGATAAATGTAGAAACAAACAAGCCAGTTGGTTTATTTGTTTTACCTGCAAAAAAAGAAGAAGATGAACCACTACAATAGTTTAAAAGGACCTACTGTTCCTTGGGGATACAGGCAGTCTGACAAGAATAGTTATGTTTTAGAACCTATTGAAGAGCAGTTGGACGCTCTGGAACAGGCAGAACAATATCTAAAACAATCATCTTACAAAGAAGTAGCTAGATGGTTGACAGATTATACAGGAAGAAAGATTACTTCTATGGGTCTGTGGAAACGTATAAAGAAAGACAGAGCCAACAGAAGAAGAGATGGTCAACGAAAACGCTATACCACCTCGTACGAAGCTGAAAGCAGCGTCGAAGCCTAAAAGCACACGAGGAACAAAAGTTAGGTCTGCTAAAATGAAGTTGCGTCATACGCAACGACAGTTGCAAAATCTAACAAAAGATGATATAATTCAGGATGAAGCATATTTTAAACCAGATGCTACATCAACAAGTGAGCAACCGGAACAGGAAATATTATTTAAACCTAATCCCGGTCCACAAACAGAATTTTTAGCTGCGCCTGAAAGAGAAGTATTATATGGTGGGGCAGCTGGAGGGGGCAAGACTTATAGTTTAATTATTGACCCTTTACGTTATTGTGGTAACGGTGCAACGAATGCATTGATACTCAGACGTACAAATGATGAACTAAGAGAGATTATACATAAATCTCAAGAAATATATCCAAGGGCTTTTCCGGGTGCTAAATGGCAAGAACGAAAAAGTCAGTGGACGTTCCCTTCGGGAGCACGTGTATGGATGACTTATTTGGAGCAAGAAAAAGATGTTTTACGTTATCAAGGTCAGGCTTTTACATATATTGGTTTTGATGAATTAACACAGTATCCGACACCTTATGCTTGGGATTATTTACGTTCACGTCTTAGAACAGCAGATGCCTCATTACCAGTCTACATGCGAGGCACAACAAACCCCGGAGGTCCGGGACACAGTTGGGTTAAAAAAATGTTTATTGACCCCTCTGTACCTAATAAAGCATTTTGGGCAACAGATATTTCAACGGGTGAAACACTTAGATACCCAAAAGCCCATAGCAGAGCAGGAATGCCCCTTTTTAAAAGAAGGTTCATACCGGCAAAACTACTTGATAATCCATACTTGTATAACGCAGGGGATTATGAAGCCATGTTGCTCTCTTTACCAGAGACGCAACGTAAACAGTTATTAGAAGGGAGTTGGGATGTTGCAGAAGGTGCAGCGTTTGCTGAGTTTAATAGGAAATTCCATGTGGTGGATGATTATTCAATTCCAGCTAGTTGGAGAAGGTTTCGTTCATGCGATTACGGTTATTCTTCGTACAGTGGAGTATTATGGTTTGCAGTTAATCCGGCTAATGAGCAGCTTATTGTATACCGTGAGTTGTACGTGTCTAAATATACTGCAAAAGATTTGGCGTATCTTGTCTTGGAAAACGAAATAGATGATGGGCAGATTAGCTATGGTGTATTGGATAGCTCTTGTTGGCATAAACGAGGGGACACAGGACCATCATTAGCAGAACAGATGATTGCTACTGGTTGTCGATGGCGACCTTCTGACAGAAGCAGAGGGTCACGTGTTGCAGGTAAAAACGAAATACATAGACGCCTGCAAGTAGATGAAGAGACAGAAGAAGCAGGTCTCGTAATATTTAGTTCGTGCACTAATTTAATTGCACAACTACCAACATTACCTCTTGATAAAACAAACAAAGAGGATGTTGATACAAAAGCAGAAGACCATTTATACGACTCTTTACGTTATGGAGTTATGTCAAGACCAAGGTCACAATCAATATTTGATTACAACCCTGAGAAAACAATGCAAAAATGGCAACCTGCAGATAACATATTTGGATATTAATTATGGCAGAAGAAGATGAAAATATTGAAGCTATGGTGTTTGAACCAAAGTCTCCAAAAGAAGAATTAGCAGCTTACGTAAAAGAAAAATTTGATTCAGCTGAAGATTCAAGACGATATGATGAAGAGCGTTGGCTAAATGCTTATAGACAATATAGAGGTCTTTACAGCACAGACATGCAGTTTACTGAAACTGAAAGGTCTAAAGTATTTATTAAGATAACTAAAACAAAAGTTCTTGCAGCGTACGGACAGATAATTGACGTATTGTTTGCAGGACAACGATTTCCTCTAGGAGTCGACCCGACAAGGATACCTGATGGTGTTACAGAAGCTGTACATTTTGACCCTAAAGACCCTGAAAATGCTATGGAAGAATTAAAAAATGTTTATGGGTTTCCGGGGGACGGAAAAGATTTAGCTCCGGGAGCAACTAAAGAAACATTGGATAAGGAAAAAAATTTAGGGGCATTTACTGATGACCTAGAACCAATTAATGAAAAATTAAATATGGGAGTTGGTAAAACACCAACATCCCAAACTTTTTATCCTGCACAAAAAGCAGCTAAAAGAATGGAAAAAAAGATACTTGACCAACTAGAAGAATCAAGTGCGTCTAAACATTTACGTAATGTAGCATTTGAAATGGCTCTTTTTGGTACAGGAATATTAAAGGGACCTTTTGCTTTTGATAAAGAATTGGCTAATTGGGACGAAGAAGGCACGTATAGTCCTGAAAGTAAAACAGTTCCTAAAGTTGAAGCTGTTTCAATATGGAATTTTTATCCTGACTATGATGCAAATAATATGTCAGAGGTTGAGTATGTTATACAGCGACATAAGATGAGCCATTCTGAATTACGTAATTTAAAAAGACGACCTTATTTTAATACAGATGCAATTAATGAGTGTATTGAAATGGGATATAATTATACTCGTAAATGGTGGGAAACAGACTTACGAGATAATGAAACACAGTATGATGTTGACAGATTTGAAATATTAGAGTTTTGGGGCAACATAGATAAAAGTTTAGCAGAAGAAGCTGGACTTGATGTACCAAACGAACTACAAGATGTTGACACACTACAAGTAAATATTTGGGTATGTAACAATCAAATACTACGCATGGTTATAAATCCTTTTAGCCCAAAAAGAATACCTTACTTTGCTACACCTTATGAAACAAATCCATATTCATTTTTTGGTGTAGGACTTGCTGAAAATATGACAGACTCACAAACACTTATGAATGGCTTTATGAGAATGGCTGTTGATAATGCTGTATTATCAGGTAACCTAGTGTTTGAAATAGATGAAACTAATTTAGTTCCGGGACAAGACTTACAGGTATATCCCGGCAAAGTATTTAGAAGACAAGGTGGAGCACCCGGTCAAGCTCTGTTCGGAACTAAATACCCCAACGTCAGCCAAGAGAATATGATGATGTTTGACAAAGCACGTGTGTTAGCGGATGATGCTACAGGCATACCATCTTACTCACATGGACAAACAGGCGTAGCAGGTACAGGAAGAACAGCAGCTGGTATAAGTATGTTGATGGGTGCGGCACAGTTATCTATAAAAAGTGTAGTAAAAAATTTAGATGATTATTTATTACAACCTTTAGGAGAAGCATTATTTGCATTTAATATGCAGTTTGATTTTGACCCTGAAGCACGTGGTGATTTAGAAGTTAAAGCCCGTGGTACAGAAAGTTTAATGAAGAATGAAGTTAGAAGTCAAAGACTACTACAACTATTACAAATTGGTAACAACCCTGCTGTAGCACCCTATTTAAAAATACCAGTTATATTAAGAGAATTAGGTGCAGCTATGGACCTTGATTCAGAAAAATTAATTAATGACGAACGTGAAGCTTTTGTACAAGCAGAAATAATTAAAGCTGCAGGTGGTGTTAAAGATGATGATGGTGGCGAACAAGGTGGGGCACAAGGTATAAATGCTGCTGACCCATCTGGTGGTGGTGGAGGCAACATAGGTGTTGGACAAGCTCCTGCTCCGGGTGAACAAGGATTTAGTGCACCGAAGACACAAGCTGAACCACAAGCTGCACAAGGATTAGAACAGTTACTTGGCGGAGCACAATGATAGTAGATGTTGCACGTAAATTAGCGTCGTTTGTAAATATAAAAAAGAATATGGACTCATTAGAGATATATATGGAGTCACGTATAGAAGATATGCACAAGGTGCTAGAACAGACAGAAGATATTAGAGAAGTTCACATGGCACAAGGTGCAATTAGAGAATTAAAAAGATTAAAGACTCTACGAGATGAAGTATTAGCAAATGGCAAATGATAAATTACCATCTTGGTTAAAAAGGGCTTTTGACCCTAGTACACCAATGACTGATGATAATGAAACCATGAGAACCATTGATGTAGAAATAGATGGTAAAATGTATTTAGTACCAACTATTCGTATGGGAGAAGATGGAAAACTTTATAAATTAAAAGATAAAGAAGCTATAAAAAAAGCAGAAGAATTAGGTGATGCACTATTAGTGCCTGAAGGGCTAGACCCTACAGCATTTTCAAAGGCACTAAGTGATATTGTACCACAGAGAAAAGCCAGAGGAGGAGAGATAATGGCAAACCCAATGACAGAAGCACAGGCTGCACCGCAAGGTAATGCACCAAAAGCAGGTAATCCTGCTACATTAATGCCACCCCCACCTGTTCCAAAACCAAAGGCAGGACCGGGAACTGACCCAAGAGATGAAGCAATACAACTTGTAATGCAACAAAGTCAAAAAAAACAGGCGCAGAAACCTCCTACTCCCCCTACTCCCCCTACTTCTCCTGCTCCCCCTGCTCCTCTTACATCAGATAGTCTTGTAGCACAAGGAGCTCAAGGTTTAGCTGCTCCTGCTTTAGATATGATGCCACCTGAAAAACCAATGATGGCAAAACGTGGCGGAACAAAAACAGATAAAGAAGGCATGTCTGTTGTTATTGGACTTGGTAGTTCTCCTATGCCAGCTTATGAAGAAGCTTCTATGGGTACACCAAAAGACCCACCTCCGGGAGCAACAGCAGATGAAGTAGCTGATGACCAGCATGTGTTGATGAGTGAAGGTGAGTTAGTCGTTCCTGCTAATGTTGTACGATATCATGGACTTGGTACATATGAAGGACTAAGACGAGAAGCTCTTATGGGATTATCAGAAATGGAGAACTCTGGACAGATTAATTACGATACTGGTATAAAAAAAGCAAATAAAGGTTTGGTTAACACATCAAACACAAACAACACCCGACGCGTTAATGCCCTTCCGGGAATGGGTCCTTTTCCCGGTTACATGAGCCCCTACCCTTATCTGCCTTATCCTCCATCTAATCCTCTGACACTTGCTTATGCTCCAGTAACAAATCCTAATGCACCTATTGTTGCACCTAATGTAGGAAGTTATACTGATATTATTAATCCTGAAGAAGATGATGGTGCACCTGAAGCTCCTAAAGTTACAACAACACTGGCTCCTTTAGTTGAACCTCCAAAAGTCGACCCAAGAGATGATGCTACGTCACCCCAAAGTATGGCACAGGCACGTGCAGATATGGACAGAAGTTACGATAGTGCTGTAACACAAGCTATTGCTGCAGGGTTTACTACACCTGAAGAAATAGCACTATATATACAAGGGGGTAATATTAAAGCCAACACACCTCTTGGTTCATTTGGTTTACCCGGATTTTTATTTAACAATGCAGAACGACCTGATGGCACTAGACCAATAGACGAAGCGGTTAAACGATATTATCAAAGTGACGTTGCTAAAGCAAGAAAAGAAGCTCCGCCTGAAGAAATTAGTATTGATGAAGCGTTATCTAAAAAAGTTGATGAAGGTTCTTTTCCGGGAGAAGAAGTAAATACACAAACTCAACAAATTTTAGCCCAACAAGCTGAAGAACCATACACGCCCTACAGAGACGAAGACTATGGTGCTCCAATAAAACCTAAACCTGAACCTGAGCCTAGAACTGTGGTTAAACGAGACCCAGTCCAAGGCACTACAATAGAATCTAAACATGAAGATTCTAAGCCGGTTACTATTACAACAGGCACAGGCGGAAAAATATTAGGGGTTAATCTTGGCAAAGAAGAGAAAGAAGAAAAACAAGAAAAAGATGAAAAATGTGTTATTGCAACACATGGTGTAGCTAATGGTGGCTTTAGTCCAATGGAAAAAGCTAAAGCAGAGATATGGTGCGAAAAAACATATCATGGTAAATGGTATGGTGAAGCATTTAGACGTGGTTATAGGTACTTAGCAGGCAAACACGTTGAACAAGATACTGCGTCACAATTTTATCAAGAGTTTAAGGACTTTGTTTCTTTTGGCAGAGGACTTAAAAAGGGTTTAAAACTGAGATTAAATTACTACTTTAGAACTGTACAGTTTTTTATTACTGGACTTTTTGTTTCTAAAGACATATAATACTTTCACGACTTAGGTCGTACTTTGGCTACCCATCACCCCTAACAGGCAACTGGTGGCTCTAAAGAGGAGAAGACTATGGCTGAACAGGCTGTTAAAAAAGAAATAGTAAAAAAACCTATTAAATATAAACGTAATGATAACTCTGAAGAAGAGAATTTAAAAACATTAGTCGCTGAAAGAGATGCGACATTGCAACAGGAAGAAGAAGAAAAGAAAGATGCTGAAGAAACAGACTCTTTAAATCCTGAAGAAAAAACATTTAAAAAGAGATATGGCGATTTACGCAGATACACTCAACAAAAAGAAGACGACTATAAAAAAGAAATACTTAAACTAAAAGAACAAGTTGCAAGCACAGTTAATAAAGAAATTAAAATGCCTAAATCTGAAGAAGAATTGGCTGCTTGGTCATCAAAGTATCCTGATGTTGCACAAGTTATAGAAACTATTGCAACTAAAAAAGCAAAAGAATTGGATTCTTCGTTAGAAGAACGCATGAAAATTATAGCTGAAAAAGAAGCATATGCAGACAGAGCTAGAGCAGAAGTAGAGCTTATGTCATCTCATCCTGATTTTGATGATATTAGAAATGACCAAAAGTTTCATGATTGGGTTGAAACTCAACCAAAGCTTATACAACAGGCACTATATGAAAACGATAGTGATGCAAAAGCTGCTGCAAGAGCGATTGATTTGTATAAATCTGATATGGGTATGACGCAAACTAAAAAAACTTTTAGTAATAAAGATGCTGCAAAAGCCGTATCAAAAGGGGCTTCTGCAAGTCCTGCACCTACTAAAGATAAGCAGTCAAATCAATTTAAAGAATCGCAAGTTGCTAAGATGACAGCTCAACAGTTTGAAAAAAATGAGGATGCAATTATGTCTGCAATAAGGTCAGGAGACTTTATTTATGACGTAAGTAGACCTGCTACTTAATTTTTTTCTTTGCAAATGTAGAAAAATGTGGTAAAATATAGTATCACAATAGACCTCGTTCATTGGACGACTACTCTTACCCTACATAAAAACGATTTTAGACTCTGAGAAACTACCCAGTTTTGTTCAGCCCCTTTCGGATACCTGTACGTCTGGTCTTTCATATGTGTTCAGAAATTGTAGTATTATAGCCCGAGGAGAAATATTATGGCTTTTAAAACTGCTGCTGGATACGGGAATCTACCTAATGGTAATTTCAGTCCAATTATTTATTCCCAGAAAGTTCAGCAGGCTTTCCGCAAATCTTCCGTAGCTGAATCAATTACTAATAGTGATTACTTCGGAGAAATTGCAAACTTTGGTGATACTGTTAAGATTATTAAAGAACCAGAAATCACCGTGAAGGAATACGCCCGTGGCGTAAACATTCAACCACAAGACCTCGACGACGAAGATTTTTCTCTTGTCGTTGACAAAGCAAATTATTTTGCATTTAAAATAGATGATATCGAAGAAGCACATAGTCATGTAAACTTTGAGTCTCTTGCATCAGATAGAGCAGGATATAGACTTAAAGACCAACATGATATGGAAGTTCTTGGTTACTTATCTGGTTTCAAGCAAGCATCAATTAGTTCTTTAGCTGGAACTGCAAATGATGTCGTTAGCGGCACAAAAGCAGTATCAACAGCAGGTTCTGATGAATTGTTGACTTCCATGAAGCTAAGAAAAGATAGCTTTAGCAACATCACAACTTCTAGTGCAGGCGACCACTCTATTCCACTTGCACCAAGAATGGGCGGTGCAACTGCACAAGCAACTGCTACAGCAACACCTTTACAGGTTATTGCTAGAATGGCTAGATTGCTTGATACTCAGTTCGTGGATTCAGATGGCAGATGGCTTGTCCTACATCCAACATTTATTGAAGTTCTCAAAGATGAAGACTCAAGACTTCTCAATGCAGACTTCGGTGAGTCAGGTGGATTAAGGTCAGGTTTAGCTGTTGGTCAGCTTCACGGCTTTGATATCTATATGTCAAATAACTTACCTTCAGTTGGTACAGGTCCGGGAACTTCAGGTTCTGCAAACCAAAATAGTAACTATGGTGTTATCGTGGCAGGGCATTCATCTGCTATAGCTTCGGCTTCTCAGATTACAAAGACTGAGTCTTATAGAGACCCGGATTCTTTTGCGGACATTGTTCGTGGAATGCATTTATATGGCAGAAAGATTCTTCGACCTGAAGCAATCGCAACTGCTAAATACAACGTAGCGTAGGGAGGTATAAATGGCAACTTATGATTTAACTTCTAAAGATACCACTGGTGTATCTTCCGACTCTATCGTGGCTATGCCATCATCTAAGAATACTAATGTTATGAGAAATATTGAGGCTTACCTTGATATTGATGCGTTAGTAGCAGCAGGTGGTAGCTTTTCAGACGGAGATGTCTTTCAGGTGTTAGAAATCCCTGCAAACACTTTAGTCTTAAATTCAGGTGCAGAAGTAATGAAAGCATTTACTTCAAGTTGTACTCTTGACATGGACTTTGGTGGTGGTGATGACATTATTGATGGTGCAGATATAACCTCTACAGGTTTTTGTGCGGCAGGAACTAATGGTCAAACTAACACTGTTGTAGGAAGTGCAGCTTCAACTTACACTCAATTTATCACTACTACTGATACTATTGATTGTACGATTGCAGGTGCTGCTCCAGCTACAGGTAGACTCAGAGTCTATGCAACTGTTATTGATTTAGCAGGGCATGGATTAGACGATAAGCCTGACGAAGTCGATAGAGACCAATTAGCTTAACGGCTTAACTTTTATAGGGTGGCAGGGAAACTTGTCACCCTTTTAATACGAATTAACCATGGCAGAAACATTTCTTACATTAACTAATAGCGTTCTATCTAGAATGAATGAAGTACAACTTACTTCTAGTAACTTTACGAGTGCTAGAGGCATACAAACACAAGCACAAAATGCAGTTAATGAAGCCATACGTTATATTAATCAAAGAGAATTTAATTATCCTTTTAATCATTCGGCTAAAACAGAAACTTTAGTTCCGGGCACAGTTAGATATTCTTTGCCTACAGATGCAAAACATGCAGATTATAATACATTTAGAATAGCTAAAGATACAGATTTAGGTACAAGTGGTAGCAGTCTTACCATGTTAAATTATAATGAGTATGTTGATAAATACATATCACAGGAAGATGATGTAACTACTACTAATTTAGATGGTTCACTAACAGATTCTGCTACAACAATTACAGTTAATAGCACAACAGGATTTTCATCTTCTGGAACTTTGCATATTGCAAATGAACAAGTAACATATACAGGCACAACTTCTACAACTTTTACAGGTGTAACAAGAGGTGCTAATTCAACTACAGCCGCTGCTCATTCAGATGATGTACAAGTAGCAGAGTTTGATAACGGAGGAGTTCCTCTATACGTTATTAGAACATTAGATAATAATTATTTATTATATCCTTTTCCTAATAAAACATACGCTTTAAAGTATGACTATTTTACTTTTTCATCTAGTTTGTCAGCACATAGTGATACAACTTCAATACCCGATAGATTTGCTCCAGTAATTGTAGATGGTGCTACAGCATATGCGTATCAATACAGAGGAGAAATTCAACAATATCAATTAAATTTTGCTCGTTTTGAACAAGGCATAAAAAACATGCAAAGTTTATTAGTTAATAAGTATCAATATGTTCGTTCTACAGTTATATTTAAACCCGATAGCATGGCAGGATACTTTACTAGTGAAGTAACTTCATAATGCCAGATTTATCTCAAACACAACCTTCAGCATTTGTGTGTGAAGGAGGTTTAATTAAAAGCCGTTCAACATTTATTATGCAAGCGGGTCAAGCAATAGAGCTATTAAATTTTGAACCTGATATAGAGGGTGGCTACAGAAGAATAAATGGTTTTAGAAAACATATAAATCATATCGTACCTCAAACATCAACTAGTTCTGAAAAAGTTTTGATGGTAGCATTTTTTAATAATAATATTGTTGCTGCAAGAGGTGAAAAAATATTTAGTTCAGCTTCAACTGAATTAGCATCTGCAATAACATCAAGTGCAACAATGTCAGGGTCAGGAACTATAACTGTAGATAGCACAACAGGGTTTAGTTCAAGTGGTACATTACAAATTGACTCAGAAATATTTACTTATACAGGTGTTACATCAACAACTTTTACAGGTGTAACAAGGGCACAAAGTTCTACAACTGCTGCAGCACATATAGTTAATAGTGCAGTTTCTGAAAGTTGGACACAAAGAGACACAGGCAGGACTAATGCAAGTAAATACGCATTTGAAAGATTTAATTTTGATGGTAATGATAAAATAATCGTTACAGATGGCACAAACGACCCTACAGTTTTTAATACATCTTTTTCAGCAACAGATGTTACTGAATCAAGCGTAGAAGGTGCAAAATTTGTAACAGCATTTAGGGAACATATGTTCTATGCTGGTATGTCTAGCACACCACAAACCTTAGTATTTAGTCAGCCCTTTGATGAAGATGCATTTAATAGTGGTAGTGGTGCAGGTAGTATAAAAATTGATGATACTATTGTAGGAATGAAAGCTTTTCGTAATGATTTATTTATATTTTGCGAAAACAGAATTTTTAAACTAACAGGAAGTTCCTCAAGTGATTTTGCAATAACGCCTGTCACAAGAAATATCGGTTGTATAAACGGAGATACCATACAAGAATTTGCAGGTGACTTAATATTTTTAGGACCAGATGGATTACGTACAGTTGCAGGTACAGCAAGAATTGGGGACGTTGAACTTGGAACTATTAGTGCAAATGTGCAGTCTATATTTGATGAAAATTTAGTTGATGCGGCACTATTTGAGTCAATAGTTATACCTGATAAAACGCAATATAGAATATTTTTTGCAAAAGACGGGACGTCCGAAGATAACACAAGAGGTGTTATCTGCGTTATGAAAGGTCAGACCTTTGAGTTTGCAGAATTAAAAGGGATAAAACCATCTGCTACAGATACGTTTGTAGAAGCAGGTAATGTATTAGTTTTACATGGTGGGTATGACGGATATATATACAGGCAAGAAAAGGGCAATGATTTTGATGGAACAAAAGTATCAGGTAGGTATAGAAGTCCTGATTTAACTTTTGGAGACCCCGGTATAAGAAAACATATGCAAAGGGTCATAGTTAACTACAAACCTGAATCAGCTATTAATGCTGATATGTTTGTAAGATATGACTATGAAGACAGAAATTCTGCAAGACCCGCAGCATATCCATTAGATTCTGAAGATGTGGTTGCTATATATGGAACATCAACATATGGAACGCCCACGTATGGGGGTGCATCACAACCATTATTAAGACAATCCGTAGAGGGTTCAGGTTTTGCAGTAGCATTAAGAGTAAATGATAATGCTACAACAGCACCATACTCATTAAAAGGATTTCAATTAGAATATCAGTTAGGAGCAAGAAGATAAATGGGAGCAACGTATACAAGACAATCATCTTATACAGATGGCGATACAATTACTGCAGCACATACTAATGATGAATTTGACCAACTCTTAGCAGCCTTTCAGGCAAGTAGTGGACACACTCACGATGGCACTGCCAATGAAGGTGGTCCTATAACTAAAATGTTGGGTACAGCACTCACACTTGGCGATGGTACATCAGGAACAGACATTGCAATTACATTTGATGGAGAGAGCAATGATGGTGTGCTTACATGGATGGAAGACGAAGACTATTTTAAGTTTTCAGATGATATATTAATTATAGATGATGAACAATTAATATTTGGTTCAGATTCAAATGTTGCAATTAGTTATGATGAAACTACAACTGATTCTCTAAAAATAGCTGCAACTGAAGGTGCAGGTTTAGCTATTACATTAATGGCTGACGAAGGGGATGATGCAGGAGATGAATGGAAATTAAATATAGCTGATGGTGGCACACTAACATTAGGTAATGATATAGCGAGTGCAGGAAGTTATGTAACACATCTTACTTTAACTCCTAATTCTACAGTAGCTAACTCTACATTAGCTGTAGCAGGTAACTTAACTGTAGGTGGAACATTAACACTAGGTTCAGGTGCAGAGTTAGCTGAAGCTGAATTAGAAATGCTTGATGGCATTACTGCAGGTACTGTTGCTGCTAGTAAGGCTATGGTTGTAGATGCTAATAAAGATATAGGAACAGTTCGTAACCTAACCATAGATGGTACATTTTCCGATGGCAACTATACTTTTGATACAAGTGGTAATGTTAGTGGTTTAGGTACTATTGCTTCAGGTGCTATTACATCTACTGGTATTATAAAAACAGATAATACTACAGATGCTACAACTACCACAGATGGTTCTTTACAAACAGATGGTGGATTATCTGTAGCTAAAGATGCTATATTAGGTAATGATGTAAAATTATTATCAGACTCTGCTGTGCTTTCATTAGGTGCAGGAAATGATATTACTTTTACACACGATGGTACTACAGGATTAACTATTGCAGCCACACCAATATCAATTGACTCAACTGGAGAGTTACACTTAAACTCAACTATAGGCGATATTAAACTTCAAGATGGTGGGGTTGACCAAATTGCTTTTGATTTAGATGGTACAGCAGGTGAAGTTATAATGAAACCTGCCGTAGATTCTGATGATTTAGTTATTTCACAATATGATGGAACAGAAGTTATTCGTATTGAAGATAATGCTAGTTTAGGTTTAGTAGGAAATAAATTAAATATAGCAAATTCTTCCAGTGATGTAATCTTTAAACCTCTTACAGATGCTAAAGATGTCATACTACAACAATACGATGGTAATGAAGTTGTTCGTATAGCTGATGACAGAAGACTTTATTTCTTTGATAAGGGTGGAGAATATATATCTTCTGATGGTACAGATTTTACCCTTGCATCAGGAGGTGCGATTAATTTAACAGCTACAACAGATGTAGTTATCCCTGCTAATGTTGGTGTAACATTTGGTACTGGAGAAAAAATAGAAGGGGATAATACTGATTTAACAGTAACATCTGGAGCTGATATTAATTTAACAGCTACTTCTGATATAAACGTACCTGCTAATATAGGTATGACCTTTGGTGATGATGGAGAAAAAATAGAAGGCGATGGTACTGATTTAACAATAGCATCCAGCAATGATTTACATTTAACAGCAACAACAGATATTAATATTCCTGCTAATGTAGGGCTAACACTTGGTAATGATGGGGAAAAGATAGAAGGGGATGGAACTGACCTCACGATTGCATCAAGTGCTAAATTAAATTTAACAGCTACATCTGATATTCATGTACCAAACAATGTTGGTATCGTTTTTGGTGGTGACAGCGAGAAGATTGAGGGAGATGGTACGGATTTAACAATCTCAGCAAACAATCTTACAGTTGATGCTGCGGCTGATATTAATTTAGATGCAGGTGGTGCAGATGTTATACTTAAAGATGACGGCACACAATATGCAGCCTTTACAAACTCTAGTGGCAATCTTATTGTTAAATCAGGTAGTACAACTGCTATGACATTCTCTGGTGCTGATGTAACACTTGCAGGTGACTTAACAGTATCAGGTACAACAACCACTGTAAACTCAACTACTGTAAATTTAAATGACCATAACATTGTACTTGACAGTGGTAACAGTACATCTGCTGTAGTTAATGGTGCAGGTATTACAATCGAAGGTGGTTCAGGAACAGATGCTACATTTTTATATAGTACATCAGGTCCTAAATTTGAATTGAAGTTAGGTTCAGATTACGAAGATTTACAAGTTGACCAACTTATTGCAGCTTCTCTTGATATATCAGGCAACATAGATGTTGATGGTACAACTAATTTAGATGTAGTTGATATAGATGGTGCTGTTGATATGGCAACAACTCTTGGTGTAACTGGTAATTTAACATTAGGTGCTAAATTAATTATGCCTGATGTAACAGATGCTAAAATATTAGTATCAGATGGAACAAGTTATGAAGAAGTAGCAGTATCAGGTGACGTTACAATAGCTAACACAGGTGCTGTAACAATCGCTAGTGGTGCAGTTGAAACTGCAATGATTGCTGGAGATGCAATAACAGAAGCTAAAATTGCTGATGATGCTGTTGAAAGTGAGCATTTAAATAACAATGTAATATCTGGTCAAACAGAAATCACTAGTGGTTTAGCTGATGCAGATGAGTTGCTTTATTCTGATGGTGGAACACTTAAAAAAGTTGGGATGGATACTCTCAAAACTTATTTTTCTCCTGTTGCAGGAAGTAGTTCTATTACCACAACTGGTGCATTAGATAGTGGTAGCATTACAAGTAATTTTGGAAGTATTAATAACGGTTCATCTGCTATTACAACCACAGGAACAGTTACCTACGGCAGTCTCAGTGATGGCACAATAACGATTACAGCGTTTGTTGATGAAGACGATATGAATAGTAACAGTGCTACTTTAGTTCCTACCCAACAATCTGTTAAGGCTTATGTTGATGACAATGCTGGGGGTATGAGTAACTTTATCCTTGAAGATGGTGACGGAACAGAAGTTACTGTAGCTGATGGTAAAGAGGTTAAATTTGTTGAGGGTGGTGGTATTGACATTAACTGGACAGACACTTCAACTGGTTCAGATGCTGACCCTTACGATTTAACTTTTACTATAAAGGCAGCACAGACAGATATTACTTCAATTCATGCAACTGATTTAATTATAGGTGAAGATTCACAAACTGCTGTTGATTTTGGAACAGCAAATGAAATAGATTTTAAAGTTGATAATGCAGTAAGATTAACATTAACAACAGGGGCTTTACGACCTGAAACTAATAATCAAATAGACTTAGGAACTTCTAGTTTAGAATTTAAAGATGCTTTCTTTGATGGAACAGTAACTTCTGATGCTTTTGCTGGACCTTTGACAGGTGATGTAACAGGTAATGCAGATACAGCTACAGCGTTAGCTACAGGTAGAACTATTGCAATGACAGGAGATGTTGCGTGGACATCTGCTAGTTTTGATGGGTCAGGTAATGTAACAGGCAGTGCTACAATACAGGCTGATGCAGTAGAACAATCTATGATAGCTGATGATGCTGTAGGTGCAGACCAACTTGCTGCTAGTGCCGTAGTAACAGCTTCAATAGTTGATGATAATGTTACACAGGCAAAGATAGCTGATGATGCTGTAGGTGCAGACCAATTAGCATCAAATGCTGTAGTCAACGCAAGTGTAGCATCAGGTGCAGCGATAGCCTTTAGCAAGATGGCAAACCTTACAACTGGAAGGGCTTTGGTGTCTGATGGTAGTGGGGATGTTTCAGTAAGTGATGTTACTTCAACAGAAGTAGGATATTTAGATGGTGTAACATCTAGTATTCAAACACAAATTGATGCAAAAGCAACAACAGATGATGCGACGGCATTAGCAATAGCACTAGGATAATTTGCTTTACAAATTACTAATTTTAGTGTTTAATTATATAAAAAGGAGAAAATAAAATGGCAAATTCGGCAACAGTTAATATAACTGCAACATTGCTGCCTGACACAATATCAAAAGTTATAGAGGGCAGTACAACTATTAGTCCTGCTGATGCTAATGATAAATGGTATTATAAATTTACCAATGTATCTAATTCATCAACAGATTTAATAGCTGGATATTTTTTAGATTATGCTGGGATAGATGATGATACATCTCCTACAGCAGTTCATGCAAATGACAAAGTAAATTTTTTATTTATTAAAAATACGGATGCAAGTGCAGATGTTTATATTGTTATTGATGGAGGTACAGCTTCAACTTCAGTAGCTGATGGAATTAAAATAGCTGCTGGACATTCGTGGTTTGGTAATTTACCAAATACAACAGTAGCAAATATTCATGCGATTACATCAACAGGAACAGTTGATTGTGTAGTTGCTGCTTTATTAGATGATGTTGCTTAAATATGGCAAACACATTTAAATTAAAAAGTAAATCAGGTATAAGTACACAAGCCTTTACTTTGCAGACTTTATATACAGTTCCAAGTTCAACTACAACAATTATCTTATCTCTTAACCTTTGCAACAATCATAGTGAAGCAGTAAAGGCAACAGTTAATATTGAAAGTAATACTTCAGATACTGAAACAAATACAGATGTTAATATACAGAAAGATATAGTTGTTGGTGGTGGTGGTAGTGTTGAGATGATGACAGGCAATAAATATGTTTTACAGACAACAGATGTTTTAAAAATTTCAAGTTCTGTTGCTGGTATGTTAGATGCTTCTTTATCAATAATGGAAATTACGTGATAAAAACACCAAATTTTCAAGGCACTCATTTATGGAATAGACTATGTTGGGCAAAAGAAAATCTTGAGCCTGTTAAAAGTGATATTAAAGTTGTATATGAAGACCCAAAAGACATGGAAAATCCAGCAAAGGTGTTATCTCCTGACCCTAACTGGATGGCTTGTGCAATTCAAGGTGGTATTTTGCCACCTGTAGAAGTATATTGGGAACTAGCAAAAGATGAAGCACAACCTAACTTTGTAAAGCATACAAGAGGGTATTTATTGCATAACACTAAACCTGTTGAAGCAATGACAGAAGAACAAGCAATAGAATACTTAATCCAAAAAGATATTCCACAACGTGTATGGCGAACATGGAATGAGGGTAATAAACCAAAAATGGTTATATGCCGAGCACATCAACTGCCTAAACACCGTCAATGGCGAGATGCATGGCAAATTAGAGATGACATTAAATTAGTAGCATAGGAGTTAATATGACAAGTTTAATTATAGATAAAGATGGCAACCAGATTGATGCTTCAAGTGTTTCATCAAAGCCATCAGACAGACATTTTAGAAATGCTTGGGCAATATCAGGTAAAGTTATAGCTGAAGACATGACTAAGGCTAAAGAAATATTTAAAGATAAGATAAGGGAAGTAAGAAAACCTTTATTGGAAGCTGAAGATGTTGTGTATATGAAAGCAATGGAAGCAGATGATAGTTCTGCCAAGACTGCAAGTGTAAATAAGAAGAAAGCATTAAGAGATGCACCAGCTAATAGTGCAATAACAAATGCAGATACAATTACTAAGTTAAAAGCTGCTTGGGATACATCAGTGCTTGGCACTAACCCTTATGCATAGGAGATAATATGTCAAATCAAACATATAAAGGTAAAAATTATGATGCTAAATCATATGAACCGGTTGTAAGAATTAATTCTCATAAAATTTTAACAAATGTTTTAATTGATACAGATGACAGGGCAGTTTCTGCTGGAGATATAACAATAGTAGACCCTGCCAAAGTAACTGTTAAAGGACAGTGGACAATCGTATGAGTAAATTATCTGTAGATGAAATTAGTGGTAGACAAACTGCTGGTAGCATTACTCTTTCACTTGAAAATGATAACAGTCAAGTATTACAACAAGGAGTAGCTAAAGCTACTGTTTCTGCTGCTTTAGATGGAACAGTTGCAAATGCTGATGCATCTCTTAATATAAGTGGTATAGCAGATGGTTCTACTGGATTAAATACTATAACAGTAGCAAATCCTTTTTCAGCGGCAAAAGCTGCAGTGCCTAGTGCGACTATCCATGATGGCAGTTATTCTAGAGCAATTAATGTTAATGATGCTTCAGCTTCAGCATTTATAACTAGAGCATTTGTTGCAGATAGTGGTTCTTTAACAGATGATAATGTTGATACTGCTGTAGTAATTCATGGAGATTTAGCGTAATGGCAAGTGAACTTAAAGTAGATAAATTTACAGGTGTTAGTACGGCTGATGTGATTTCTGTCACTACAGGAAGTGCTACAACAACTTTACAAGCAGGAATGATAAAACATAGAGCACATCATCTTGCAGGTACACTCTCTTCTGGTTCTTTAAATTGTTCATCAATAACAGATAATGGAACAGGGGATTATACACATAATTTTTCTAATAATTTTTCAGATGCTCTTTATGGACATTTTGGTGCAGCTACTTATGGTATAGGTTCAACAGTAATTATACACAATTACATGAGAGCAGATAATGATGATTCATCAACTTCTATGACATTAACAAGTTCTATTCGTTGTGAATCTGTTTATGTGTGGACAAGTGCAAATAGAACAAATTATGATTATTCCTCAGTAGATTTAATTTGTGCAGGAGATTTAGCGTAATGGCAAGTATATTAAGAGTTAATTCAATTAAGACAACTGGTAATAAACCTATTTTAAATAGCACTGGCTCAGTGTTACAAGTTGTTCAAACAACAAAAACAGATACATTTACAACAACGTCTACGTCTTTTACAGATGTTACAGGAATGTCTGTGAATATTACTCCTTCATCAACATCAAGTAAAATTCTTGTTCTAGTACAAGTAAATAATAATGCTACTCAAACATACGTAAAGTTTTTTGATTTAGTTCGAGGTTCAACAAGTATTTTTAAAGGTGATGATGCATCAGATAATAAAAGAGAATGTTCAATATGGGGTAGAGATGAATCTGATATTGGAGGACAAGTTTGGAATATTACTTACTTAGATTCACCAAATTCTACAGAAGAACTTACATATAAACTTCAAGGCTCAATTCAATCTAGTGGCACTTTAACAGTAAATAGAAGTGCAAATGACGGTAATCAAACCTATTTAGGTAGAGGAACATCATCAATTACAGTAATGGAGATAGCAGGATGACTGATATTATAAGTGCAATTTTAGCAATAAAATCAGATGCAGAAGTCAGTGTAAATGCTGAAGATATAAATCAAATTACTTGGCATGATGGCAATCCAACTAATATAACAACAAAACAAATTACCGATAAACAAGCAGAACTTCAAACTGCTTACGATAATAACAAATATCAAAGAGATAGAGAAGTAGCTTATCCGTTAATTAAAGACCAACTAGATGATTTATATCACAATGGAATTGATGGTTGGAAAAAAACTATTAAAGCAGTAAAAGATAAATATCCTAAAGGTTAATTATGGAAATAAGCCCAATACTATTTTGGAATGGTGTGCTTACACTTGTAATAGCACCTGCTATATGGATGTTTCGTAGTATGCTATCAGAAATAAAACGTATAGATATACTTATTAACAAGACAAGAGAAGAGTACGCAAAGCGTGATGACGTAAAAGAAGATATGCATACAGTAATGGATGCACTACAAAGACTAGAAGATAAATTAGATAAGATATTAATAGGTAAATAGTGTCTGATTATTTATTTGGTCAACTTACTGACCCAAACATAAAAACTCTAAGACCTTATTTTACTAATTTTATTGACCAAGAAAGTAATATATATTGGGACGTACTAAATAATAAGTTATTAGTTAATCATCAAAATGTTAACATAACAAGCATATTTTTAAGATATAATGTTTTTAAAAAAGATAACACTTTGATGTATAATAATTGGCATATAATAAAAAATTATATTAAATATAATAATGTAAAAATGTACAATAAAAATTATAATTACGAAACACCTATGAAGTTACATAATTTATTACATGCTAAAAACATAGGATTACCTATTTTAGAAACAGAGTGTACAGATAAAACAAGTAAAGAAAATGTTATAGCCAAACCCATAACAGGTGGAGAACACACTAAAGAAGTAACTATGGCACAGTTTCCTGTAATATTTCAAAAGAAAATAACAGGCAAAAATAAAAGATTGTATATAGTTAATGATAAACATTTTGGATTTGAAATAGTAACAGATAAATTAGACTATAGGGATGATGAAAGTTCAACTGTTATAAAATCTAAATTTAGTGATGATATAGTAAATAAAACAAAACAACTTGTAAAAAAATTAAATTTAAATTTTAGTGCAAGTGATTTTATGGAAGATGAAAGTGGTATTTGGTATCTAGAGACAAACACAAACCCAATGTTTGTAGCTTTTGACCAAGAAGTAAATAATCAAATATCTTTTGAAATAGTAAACGGATTAAAATAATGGCAGAAAATACACCAAAACAAACAGACAAACCAGTTAAAACTCCAGCAGATAATACTTATATGGACCCAAATCAAAACCCACAGTTTCCGCCTGGTATAGGTCCGATTGACGGTGTTGTAAAAACTTTAATGATAGGGGAAGATGATGGACCTCCGGGTCCTCAACCAGAACCACCTGTAGAACAACCACCTGCAGAAGTTCAACCTACATCTGTTGCAACTTACATGGGCGAACAAGCAGTTAATCCATTAATGCCCGCTCAAGGTGTATATACCCCCCAACAACAATTAATTTACGAAGGATATGAAACTTTAGACCCTAGCTTAGGGCAAGTTACTGGATTGCCTACTGTAGAACAAACACAAGCTGGTGTACAAACTGCTACAGCCGCAGGTAAAGTACCTGCAGCAACTATGAATCCTGCTCTTTTAGGAGATACCCCGGAGGTACAAGCACAAACAGGAACTGCCGTTGGGGTAGATGCAGCACAAGGAGAAATAGGAACACTTGCAGAGGGTCAAACAGGAACTGCTAAAACTATTGAAAGGGGCGATTTAACTGAAAGACAAGTTGGAGATGATGAAAAAGTTGTTGCTGCAATAGGAGACACTAGATTTTTAGACAAGTATCAGGCTGCACAATCTGGATTTGTAAGTGATATGAAGGGAGCAACCATGCAGGTTACTCCAGACATGACTGTAGAAGGACAGCTTACACGACTATCTGAACAATTTGATGAAGGACAAGTACCACCATGGGCAGCGGGTGTTGTTAGAACAGCAAATGCTCAAATGGCGGCAAGAGGGATACCTGCTTCTTCAATGGCAGGAGCTGCAATAACACAAGCTGTTATGGAAGCTTCTGTACCAATCGCTGTACAAGATGCACAAACGTATTATCAAACTGCTGTTAAGATAATGGATAATGAGCAGCAAGCAAGGTTGACAAATACTCAAAATAATATGAATATAGATTTGGCGAATACCTCAAATCGTCAACAAACTGCGTTAGCAAAAATGCAGGTAGAGGCAGCTTTAGCAGGACAATCCCTCTCAAACCAACAACAAGCAAATGTCCTCAATGCTGAGAGATTTGCTGAAGCTGCCAATCTTAATTTTACACAAGAACAACAAAGAGTTTTTGCTAACTCTAAAATGATTGAAACAATGGAATTACAAAACTTGTCAAATAGACAGGCGGCTACCTTGCAAAATGCAGCAACTCTTGCTAGTATGGATACAGCTAATTTAAATAATAGACAACAAGCCGCTGTGCTATCTTCACAAAACTTTATGCAAATAGAAATGGCGAATTTAACAAATGCACAACAGGCAGAAGTAATTAATCAACAGGCACGTATGCAAGGTATGTTATCTGACCAAGCATCTTTAAATGCTGCTGAACAGTTTAATGCCACAAGTCAAAATCAAGTAAATCAATTTTATGATACGTTATCTACAAATATATCGCAGTTTAATGCTGCACAAAATAATGCAAAAGAACAGTTTAATGCAGGGCAAGCTAACGCATTACAACAATTTAAAGCAACAATGCAAAATCAACGTGAACAGTTTAATACTAAAAACTCTGTAGAAATTGCACAAAGTAATGCCGCTTGGCGTAGAAATGTTAATACAGCTAATACTGCAGCAGTAAATGCTGCTAATCAGATTAACGCTACAAATTATTTATCTATATCAAATACTGCATTAAATAATATATGGCAACAATATAGAGATGAAGCTGATTATGCATATTCAGCGGCAGAAAATTCAAAAGATAGAACATTTAATTATGCTATGGCTATATTAGAATCAAAAGTAAATAAAGATATGTATGACCAATATGTAAATACTTCAGCTGCTACCTCTATTGGAGAGTTTTTAACAGCACTAGGTATAGCTAAAATTCAAAAGGATACAGGTAAGTAATATGTTAGGACAATTAGTAACAAGTATGATGCTAGGAATAGCCAAAGATAAATTAATAGGAGGCACTAAAGCACAACCTGTGCCTAAACCTCCATCAGTTAACCTACGACCTTTTATGGCAAGAAGCGGAAAAAGAACAGGATATAGCCCTAAAAGCAAAGCCGCACCTGTTGTTGGTTCAGCATTAACAGCAACAAGTAAATATAATTCCGTTTTACGTAAAATGCTTAATATAACAAAGTATAGCTAATATGAAACCAATTTTATCTGACAAAATCACTTTACCAAGCGGTGCAGAGCGTTCTGCATTTGACACAAATATACCCGGACAGTCTTGGACAAAAGCACCGGGGCTTTACCCATGGGACAAACCTCCTATGTTTAATACTGCAGATGAGGTTATGGACCATTTTGCATCTAAATTTAACAACGAAGAGTCTGCACAACATCTTATTGGATTATTATCTTCCGGTATTCCTGTAGATACACTGGTGGATTCTATGCTACTAGCAGGTTTTTCAGAGGGTATGTTTACTCCTGACGTAGCTATACTTGCAGTAGAAGATTTAGGCATGTTGATTATGTATTTAGCTGACTCAGCAGGGATTAAATATAAAGTTTCAGAATCAGAAGATGAAATAGATGTTGAAGACGTGTTCCATCAGTTAGCTAGAGGGGAAAAAGAAAAGAAAGAGTTTGAAGGTAAAATTACACCAGCACCTCAAAAAACACAAGAAATTAAAGAAGAAATACAACCACAAGGTATTATGGCTAAAAAGGAGACTATATAATGGCATTAAGTTCATTTGCAGCAGGATTAATAAAGGGGGCTGCCGATATGGGTACAGCCGGACTGCAAGCTGTACCGGCAAAGTTAGAAGAAGATTTAAAAGAAATGGGACTTTTGTATAATAATGCAGAAAAAGAGTTTAAAACTAAAATGTCAGCAGCCCAAGCTAACATTGCTAATATAGAACGTATAGCCAGTGATTTTGGTGTAGAGAAAGGTATAGTAAATTCTGTATATGCAGCTAACGGTGGAGATGAAAGCAAAACACGAGAACAACTAAAAAACATGATTGACACCTATGGCGACCAAGAAATTCCTACTCTAGCTATTGCACCCACTAAAGAAACAACTTTGACTGACCAAATGCAAGTAGATGCTGCACCTAAAGAAGCTGTTGAAACTTCTATGCTTAGCGACTTTGCAGGTTTATTTAAGCAGTATGGTACTGAAGAGGCTATAAAAATATTTGCAAAAAGACGAGGGGTATCTGTTGACAGAGTAAAAAGTATGTTATCTGGTACATTTGGTGATTTATTACCTGAAGTACAATACAAGGTTAAACCTGCTCCTGAAGCTATGTTAGCTGCTTTAGAAAAACAAGATGAGAAGAGCATATTTTCAACAGATTCTCCTTCCGGACAAATGTTTTTAAATGTAAAAACTGTTATCAATCGTGTTCTAAGTCCTGATAATCAAGGACAATATAAAGAAGGAGATGTTACGTTTGCTCAAAGTGCTATTAATAACATGATAACTGCTATGGAAAATGATGATGCAGTTAGTATGGCGTTAATTAGTGGCAGAGTTGAAAAAATTGTACCTATATCTAAACCAGAAAACGCTAAAATAGATTTAAAATGGCAAACCTTATCTAAAAATACAGAAACATTACTAGGCTCTGTTATAAATAATAAAGATATAACCTTTGACAACGCAAAAATATTACAGCTAGGTAAAGCACAAGCTGAGGCTATAGGAAGTGGTGAAGATGAAGATTGGCAAAAAGTAGAAGAGTTGTATTTTGATATAACACAAAATAAAGTAATAAAACAAAAAACCACTGAAAAGAAATTATCACCATATCAAAAAACTATAAATGATTTAGCCGTTAAACATCTTGAAAAAAGTATATCTAAAGGAGTTGAATATCCTGCAGGTAAAATAGAAGAATTAAGTGATGCTCTTACACATGCACAACGGAATCTTGATAATGATGAGGCTTGGCAAGTTGTTAATTTGCTGGTTAAAAATTTAAAACCAACATATCCAGAAGAGGAAAAAACACTTAGTGCAAAAGAACAAGTAAAATCGGATATGTTTTATAATTCAATTATTACATCTCCCTATTACGCAGAATTACTTTCTAACGCAGCGGGGAATGAAGAAAAACAAAAACAAATTGCAAATGAAGTAAGAACAAAAGCAAATGAGTTTGCTATTATGGATGCTCATATTCTTGATGGCAGACTGTACGCTGAAGATGTAGTAGTTGGAGTTGATGGACAAATAAAAGTTTTTGTAAAACAAATTAATATTGGTCCGGGAGAACGAAGTGAACCCACTGATGAAATTATAAAAGAAATTAATAATAATCTTAATAGAAATCAAACAGGACTGGGAGATGTATCTTTCTTATTAGGATTACTAAGAGAATTTCCAAATGCTTATAATGCAATAGGAAATGCTAGACGTTTTTTTGGTAACATTTCAGATATTCAAGCAACAGTAACAGGTTACGACCTAGCAGACAGACGAATGACAGGTATGCTACAAGATGCAGAACAGCGAAAAACCGGATTTATAACTAATGTTAAAGGGAGATTATTTGAAGACCCCCGTCTATCTGACCAAGATTTAAAATTAGTATTAAATTTTATTGGAATTATTAACAATAATGCTATTGGTTCAAGTGCTGCACAAGCTGCGTTAGTTGGGGTAGAAAGAATATTTACAACAGGAATAGCAATTGGCTTGTCAGACTTAATGCCTAATAAAACGATTATTGTTAAAAAAGATGGAGGCATTGATTTTGATGAAGATTCTATAGCCCGTGATTTATTAAATAAAATGGTATTGGCTAGTGGTATTTCTTCTACAGGTAAAATATTAACAAAAGAAGAGTTTAATAATTTAACAACACAAAAAGAAAAAGATGCGTATTTAACAGAATTTGATATACTTCACAAGCGTGCTATTCTTGCTATGGAAGCAATATATGCTTACAGACAAGACGAAAAAGCATATAGGAAAAATTTTGTAACAACTGGCGTATCTGATATACAATAAAGAAAGTATAAAATGTCATCACAAAATATTGCAAATTACTATGGGCAACCTGTACCTCAACAACAATCATCTGAACCTGAAGAAAAGTTTGGTCAAGTTCCTGTCTTTATGGACGGACAGCTACAAATTGTAGATACAAAAAAAGCAGCCGAATTTCCCCCTCCTAAACCATCTTTTAAAAATCTTTTTGGTTTTCTTGCTGATGTTCCTGAAGAAGCCGTCACACCCTATTCCCAAGCACTACAAGAAAGACAACAACTTCGTGCAGAAAAAGCAGCGATTGATGCAGGGTATACTGAAGAGGATATAGATATAAAAGGAACGCAAGTTTCAGAAAAACTTGGTTTTAAAAATTTAGCTAGATTAGGTTTTGTGCTAGATGACGAACAGTTTATAAATGGTCTTAATGCTTCTTTAGGAGAAGGTAAGTACAGATATATCATAGATAAGGAAGCACCTTTTCTTAGTCCTAAATACTATGTTAGTGTTATAGATGAAAATACTGGAGAATTTAGTAAATTTTCTCCTGTAACACCTTCTTTTAAACAACAAGTAAAAAGATATGCACCATCTTTTAGTGTGGATATAGGAATAGACACTGCAGCTGTAGGAACATCATTAGCTGCAGGAGCTTATGTAGGAAGTGTTTCAGGAAATGCAGCAGTTATTACAGCACCAGCTGCATTTCTTTACACTTTATATACATTAAATCAAGGGGCGGCAAAAGGTAAAAATTTTCTTAGAGAAGAGTTAGACTTAAAAGAAGATGAAGCAAATAGTTTTATTAGAGCTATGGACGGACTTGCAGAAGTTATAGACCCAACAAGTGCAAAAGTATTTTTTCAAAATGATGCAGATGAAGATTCGTGGAATGAAAATTTTGAAGCTTTATTAGGAACTGTTTTCTCTTTTCCGGGGGCTATAGCTGATAGGATAGTACTGGCTATGGCTAGAGCTAGAGAATTAGGATTACTAGGCGGAAAAAGTAAAATTGGACAAACATATAAAAGTTCTATAAGTTCTCAAATAACAGCAGAACGCTACGGACTTTCTGATTTAATTTTATCTCAAATTAATTCTAACAAAATTATTCAACGTCTAACTTCTTTATCAGAACAGACCACTATAATTATCCCAAACAAACTAAAAGAACAAATGCAGTCTGCTGTAAACTTTTTACAAAAAGAAGCTAAAAAAGTAGGCACAGGAGATTTTAATTTATTTCGTAAGTCTGTATTAGGAATACGAAACCAAATAGATTCTTTAAAAACAAAAATAACGCAAACAGGAGAAACTCCTGAAAGACTTGGAACATCTATTGCAAAGTTAGAACAAGTATTTAAAGATGTATATAGAGTTGAAAGTTTAGCCTTATACAATAAAGTTTTTGACCAAGTAAAAAATGCGTCATACGATTTAACAGATATTGTTACTACAATTAAAAACAGAGGCGCAGTAATAATTCCTACTACGCCTAAAGGAGTAGTTAAAACAGGAGATGTTAAATATGATGCATCACTGGCAAAAGCCGCTTCAGAGGGTAATGTAAAATTAAACTCTATTCTTGAAGACATTATGCTGCTAGGTAAAAATTTAGAAAATGGGAATAAAGTATTAAATCCTCAAGCATTAAAAGCAGCAATAAATAAGTTTAAGAAAGACCATCCTGAATCTATTGGAAAAGATTTTAAAAACCAGTACTACGATAGTCCTGCTAAAATACTACAATTATATTCTTCAAAATTAAGAGAGATGTCACGTGATATATACGGTGAAATAGGCACTGCACCAAATAACCAGCTAGCTACTTTTACTTATGAATTAGGAGAATCTTTGTTAAATAAAATATCTAATCCTATTGCACCAAAAGGAAGTAAAGTTGTATTTGACAATGATAAAATTGCAAAAGATTTACTCACAGCTAACGAACACTATAAAAGAGGCTTTGATTTAACTGGTTCTGAAATACAAATACAACAAAGAACAAAAAGAAAAATTATTGGAGAAGAATCTTACGAAAAAGCTGAGTTTGCACAGATTTTTGGTTTAGGACCTACACCAGAAGCAGCCACAGGACCTAAACAAAGGTTTGCCTCTACAATTTCTAATATAAATGCAATGAGTGAGTATATTTTAAAGAACAAAACAGTTTTAAAACAAATAGGTGCAGATGACCCTCTTGCAAAAGACAGATTACAAAGTGCTTTTGCAGAAATTATTAGCCAAAAAATGAAAGGCTCTTTAGATATGGGGGGCACTAAACTAGGTTCTGTAAAAAATGCGAGAGACTATCTTAATAGTTTTACTAAAGAAGAAAGATTAGCTTTAGGTATAGATGATGAAACATTTAAACGAATTGATAAAGATTTAATTATATTGGAAAGACTTGAAGAAACTAAATTTTTAGAAAAGTCTGCTGTTAGGTCAAATGCACAAATTGGCATGGACGATATGTTTCAAAAAACATTAAAAGATACAGACGTTATTGATGTAGCTCAAAATTTTAAAAACCTAATATTAAATGCAAAAACAAAGAAAGAAAAAGATAATTTAAGGGCAGGGCTATTAAACTACATAATATCTACTAAAAGTGGCGTTCTTAAAGAAATAAAACAGAATAGTCCTTATGGTGATGTAGGAGACCTAGAAATTGACGTTCAAGTTTTTGGTGATTTGGTGCAGCTTTTAAAACAAGGAAATGCATTTGGTAAAAATAAAGGTGATGTATCGACTATTCTTACTTTTGATGACAAAAAAATGCTTGACAGATTAGTAGAATACGTTAGAACAACGTCGTCCTCTGGTGCAGATGCAGGTTCAGCATTAGCAGGTGCGCAAATTATAGGTAATTTATTTACGCTTGACCCCGGTAAATTTGTTGATGGTCTTGCACGACTACACGCACAAGGCAGAATAGCTCGCTTATTTACAAATAAAAACTTCGTGCAAGCAGTCACAGGAACAGGAAAACCTTTATCTACAGCACAAAAGTTAAGACAAATGTTTTTTGGAAAAGGTGCTCTTGGAAATATTATTGCTTCTTTTTCTCTAACAACGGCACAGTCTTTAGATGAACAAACAGATGAAGTATTAAATACTCAAAATATTTCTCCTGCAGTATCAAAGTATTATAGTAACTAATGGCTGAAGAAAACAAATCCTCTGGTCTTATGTCCCCTTTAACAAATGAAGAAGAAAATCAATCATCTGGTATGATGTCTCCTGCAAGTGCTATGTCTATCTCTATGATAGACAGATTTTTAAATCCAGCTGCTTACTTTAAAGAAGCAAAAGAAAAGGGTGTTTCTACTGTTTTCCCCTTTAAAATTCCACAAAAAGAAGAAATAGAAAAATTAAAAAAAAGTGTTCCTGAAAAATTAGAAAATATAGACAATCTCTATCTACCTGAAAAAGCTAAACAAAAACTAATTGAAAAATATGAGAAAGGCGAAGGGTTTGCACAAAAATTTCAGCTAGCTTTTCCTGCTTTCTTTGATGCATTTCCACAAATAGATTTACTTTTACCTGTACCCGGAGGAGTAGGTGCAACATTAGGCAGTCGTCCTATATTGTCTAACTGGTTTAGAAGTAAGACATCAGGAAAGAACAATGTAGAGAGAGAATTTGATGCAAATGCAATACAAAGTTTATTAAATACATCAGATATATCTAAAAATCAACAAAAAAAAGAAATACTACAGACGCTTATAGATGATTTTATGGCTGAAAGAGAAGCAGCAACAGGTTTTTTTGAAAATTTAGGATTTATTAAACCTGCAGAAAAAAAAGTTACTGGTGCTGATTTTGAAAAATATGTATTAGAAAGAATTGCAGATTTGCAACCAAAACTATCGCCCTCTGTAAGTGCGAATAAACATATGACACTTTATGGCACATCACAAGTTTTTGAAAATATGGCGGTGCGTCCGGGAGATGACCCTAGAGTTTTTACTTCTAGTGCCGGAACAATAGAACAAAACCCATCAGCAATCGCAGTTGGGTATGCAGGTGTGCATCCTTTTTTCTATTCAAAAGCTATGGGGGATAGCTTTGAACATACAGTAATAGCAGGAGAATTTCCTAAATCTATGTCTGATATTGGACAACTCTCTAACATAATGCCTAATTTAGGATATTTTGGACATTTTAGAAAATTAAATTTAAATACTCCAGAGTACGTAAGTAAAATACAAGCCTATGACTCCACCATACCAGAAACAATGTTTGCGTTTGAAATACAACAAGATGCATTTAAACCTTTTAAACTTGCAGTAAATACTGCTAGAGGTCCTGTAACTATAAACTCAACGCCTACTACACTAGAAACACAGGTGTACATATTACTTAACAAAGCCTTGTCCAAAGAGTTTTATAATAGTTATTATAAAAATAATCCTATAGTAGAGGGTCAGCTGTCATTTGTTAAAGACCCTTCAGTTATTTCAGCACGACATAGTATGGAAGAAATAATTAAGGAAAACAAAATATCAGACCCTTCTTTTGTTGTATCGGGTGGTGTAAGTGACGATGCTATAGGAACATTTATGAAAGAATTTAGACAAAAACTATATGGTGAATATTATTTTAAAGATGGTAAAGTCAATCCAAATTTTGTAGAAGAAGTAAATAAATTAGACCCATATTCTTTTTTTAATGAACGGGAAGCAGAATTGTTAAAAAAAGAGTTTCCTTTAACATTAAATGAAAAAATAATTTCTGTATCTGGAAAAAATAAAGATTCTATTGCTACAGGTTTAGTAGTAGAAGCTGCAATAGCGCAAGCAATTAAACAAGGGAATAAATATATCGCTTTTCCAACCATACATACTGCACAAAAATTACAATCATGGACTTTACAAGGTACAAATTTAAACAAATATAATAATGCAATAACAAAAAATGCAAAACCTTATATTAAAGAATTTTTTCAATCGGGAGTTGGCAACAAAACAACAGGATTTAATTATGTAAACCTTTATGATGGAATCGGAATACACGCATTTGACAAAAAGAGTTTTAACCAAATAATTGATATAGTTGAACAAGATATGGCACAAGTAAAGAGACATTCTACCAGTATAACAGACCTTATTAACCTAAGTTACCAACATAGAAGACCATTTATTAAACCAACTGATACAATTTCAGAAAAAGGAACAAGATACATAGACGGCATACTTGTACAAAATACCTTTAAAAATTTTAAAGACTACGACGTAAATAAAGATTTAGGAACGTCTTTTGCTAGAATGATTCTTTCTGAAATGGAGTATTTAAGATTAATTTCAACAAATAAAATGCCAGATGCTGCTGATATATCTGCAGATAAAGTTTTTAAAAATTTTGTCATTATGGGAAAAACAAGTGATGTTAATCCTGTTTATAAAAAACCAAATGACCCCTATTTTCAACGAAGTGCATTTCATAAAAAAGTGTTATTAAACTTCTCCCCAAGCTCTTCCGGTATTTCTTATGATTATTTAAAAATACCCGAAGAGCTTAGGGAGAAATTTAAAAATCCTGAATTTATATTAACTCTTGCTGCCCATTCAGCTAAACAAGTTGATAATGTTGAAAATCATAATGTACTTATAGAAGGGGTACTAAAAACTATTTTTAATACGGATAATCCCCAAGTTATATATGAAGAATTATCTAAAATACTTCAAGGAAAAAAATCACATTTAAAAGCATTTAATAACAATGTTAAAAAAGACTTTAAACAAATGCAAGAGACACAAATACAAAACCTTGTAGATTCTGCAGGACAAAAAATTGCAAGTGCTGAAGAGCTGGCTAAAACAGAAAAATATAAAGTTTATGTAGATAAAATTGACAATGTAGCTGTAGATGCTTACGACAATCGCCTTGCTACTATTAATTTAGATAAAATTTTTGAAGGTACAAATTCATCTTATAAAAGTATGGACAATATTATAGAAGAACTACATAAATTACAGGACCATTATAAAGAAGCGCATAACTTTTTAACCCATAATAATTTTTTTAGTTCTACTTTTAAAGAAGACATGATTACGGGATACAAAAAAACAAATTATGGTGGATTAGTAGATACTTACACAGATAAAATACCTAATATATTTAAACAGGCAAATGTAGAAACAGAAATTATTAAAGTCCCTCGTATGTCTATAGCAGGACAAAAAACATATACAGAAGATGCTGTAGAAGAGTTTTTAAGAATAAAACTTACTCCTGAAAACATAAAAAAATTACAGGAGTATAAAACTAACTTATTTACTAATAGTATTTTACCTAGAGTTTCTAAAGAAGAAAAAAATAATAAAGAAACTATATTTGGTCGTCCTACAACCTCACAAAAAATACTTATGAATATGGGACTTCTAGATGCTCAACTTGGTTCTTAGACATCAACCACGTTAAGTTGTAGAACCTTTTTATGTAATGTATAAGAACATAAACGTAAAGCAGCAGCTATCCGTAACAAAGCTTCTTTGCTATCTTTAGTAACACGAACATCACTTGTTTTTAATACTGTAACAGTATGTTCTTCTATTAAATCCTCTATAAGATTGTGCCACGCAAACTCATGAAAAGAAGGGTCAGTTTCTTGACCCATTATAGTTATACCAACACCTTTTACAGTAGGGGATACATGCACACTAAATTCATTTACTAATTCAAGTCTTTTGTTTGTCATTCTTATTTCCAAATGTCTTTATTGCATCACCCGAAAAGAGTTTTTGCAAACTAATTAGGTACATTTTAGATGCCATGTTATCTCCACCACGTACCGTTTTAATATAATCTAAAGACTCTATTAAATCTTTTAATACTTGTGTTTTAAATACAAGGGTAACATATGTAGTGTCGCCCATGCAAAGATTGTGAAACCAGTATTCAGATTCCGTTGCCATTATGCCAGAAGGTTTGCCATATGATTCATACTCTATAGCAATGTTTCCTGTTTTCTGCCACAAATCTCTTTCAGACTTAACCTCGATTTTACAGCCTTGTAACATTTCTGCTACCATGTCCTCACGAACCTGTCCGTACTGTAAATCGAGGTCAAACTTCTTTCTGTCTTTTACTGAAGGTTTCACTTTTTAGATTTTTCTTCAGCAGGTTTTTCTTCTTTATTTTGAGACCTTACAAAAAACTTTTGTAGCATCTCTAGCTTATCATGATAATCAGCTATCTTACCGAGTTCTAATTCAATAGCAGCTTGTATATCTTGGTGAGCATCTTCTCCTATTCCAACAGGATTAGTCAATAATATTTCCACATTTGCTATGTGTTTATTGATTAAACCCATATAATAGGCTCTTGCGGCTCCAATTAGTATTTCTCGCATATTTGCTCCTTTTCGACTATATTGTTCAAAAAACGTCTCGTTTTAAAGCCCGTCAGAGGGGTGAAACGACATGCCCGTGTGTCTTTGTACCCGGAAATTTATGGCGTTTTTTTAATTTTTTGCCATAACTGTTATTAAAACCTCTTTGCCACTCTTTACCACGAAACGAGGTACTTGTGTACGGATTACAGGCATGGTGCATAAACCTTCCGTACTTTTTAGGTTTATAAAAAGCAGACTGACCTTCTTTAAAAAATCTATCTACTGTTGCCATTACGTAATATCCACTACTTCACAGCTATCACCTGAACACGCAAGTGTCTGCGACCCAACTGTGTTATCATCTTTTTCATACTTTGTCAATTCTGTCCACTCTATTTCTGTTGGCATAGTTTTAACTAAACTATTGTATTGTTCTTTAGAACATTCTTGATATGGTGCTTGTTGATATACATGCTCACTTCTTGGTAGAAAAGAAAGACCTGATGCAATATTAAAGTTTTTGTATATCCAGTCTCCTACTTCTAACCATTCTTCTGCACCAACTGATACTGTAATAGATGGTTTGTGTTCACACCAATTATCAGCGTACACTTTCCAAAACTCTAGTTGTTCAAGAGCAGTCATATCACTACTTGTTATACAACCTTCAGGTGATTTAATAGCAAAGCTAAATACAGCGTTGTTACTATTCCACAAATCTGTTTCCCAAGGTATATTATTTTCCATCATAAATTGTGTGATTGGGTCTTTTTTATCACCACGAACAGTTCTAATATAATATTGGCTATGCCGTGCATGTATACCTGATGCAGCATCTGTGAGTTGTGAAACTGTGCCACTTGGTTTAACACAAGTTATAGCAGTAGATTGATTTATGTTTAACACTTCAGCAAACTCTTTGTTTGTGTCAATAGCAACTTCACGCAACTCTTGCAGTATTTTGCTCAAATTATCTGCTTCACGACCATTCATTATACTATTATCCATGATACCAGTTAATGATACACCAAGAAGTCTTTCCTCTTCTGTGTTCTTTTGCCATATCTTTCTTAAATACGGAAAGTTTGTAAGTGTTGATTGGAAAGTACCAAGTATAGTAGCCAGTTCTACTTTCTTTGATATATCGTCTATAGTGTCGTCGCCTCTTACAATAACTTCGGATAAATTACAGAATTGGTAAGGACGCAGTATTATTTCTGAACATGGATTAGTTCCAAAATCCCAATCGCTATTTCTTCTGCCATTTTCTTCTGCTTTACTTTTTGCAGCACCTCTATAAAACATACCACGTTCACCAGTACCAGACTCAATCAAGGACAACCATTCACGTAAAAATGTCTTCATGTCAGGTTTTTCTGTGTAAGCTACAGAATTATTAGCCATTTGTCGTTGTGGTTGTAATTTATAAAACTCGCCAGTTTTTGCATGACGCATTCTGTCATCAGATAAATTAGATAAACTAATCATAGCAGACCGTCTTACACCCCCTGATACAACTACTTCGCCAACCTTGCACATAATATCATGACATTCTAAACTAGATAATTTTCTGCCACTTGCATTTTTAAATGTCAATACAATAAAATTAAACAAGCTTTCTAAAGGTGCAGGACCTGATGCACGACCACCAAATGTTTTAAGTATAGAACCTGCAGGACGTACACGGCTTAAATCCCAGTTTGGTATTTCACCAGACCATAGTAAAGCTAATAACTTGCGTAATGCTTTTGCCCAGCCTTCTTTACTGTCGTTTACTATGATAATTTCTTCTGCTCTAAATAGTTGTTCCGGCACTTCGGGCAACTTGTTAACATAATTTCTTTCAACAGAAAAACCAACGCCTGTGCCACACATTAGTATGTACATAGCCTCATCAAATGACTTAGGGTCATCTACAGGCAGGTATGAACAGTTATATCCTGCAGTATTGTCTCTTTCTAAAGCTTTACCTGCTGTCATAACACAACGCATAGATGGCATAATATCCTGTTTTACGATAGCTTCATACAACTGATGATATAATTTGTTATCTATTTTATAGTCATGCTTTTCCATAAGATGGGCACTCATAAATGCCATATAACGACTAATAGTTTCATCCCATTCTTCACGCCTGTTTTCACTTTCTACCCAACGAGCATAGCGAGATTTATGAATAAATTGTTGATAATATGTCGGGAGATTTGTTACGTTCATTTTACTACCTTTACTGTTATATCTTTTGTTTTTACGCCTGATATTTCATGTAATAAATCTATTAATATATCTTCTAAAATATAAGGCAATTCTTCTTTGTCAAGAACAAATTCTTTTGTTTCTACATCTGCTATAATCTTAATAACAACTTTATCTGTGTTCTTTTGCATGTTGAGTTACTTCTATAAGCCTCTTTAGATACCATTCGGCTTTCTGTAAATCCTCTACAGGTGTGCCTTTATAGCGGTATCGCCACAAGTATTTCATAATTACACCTTGTAAATAATACTCGTAACCTTCTCCTGTAGCTTCTTTGATAGCATCTATGCATTCTAATTTAGATACGGTATAATGAGAAGGACTGTTTACAGCATCTTTACCATTGCTGTACAATTCTAATTGTTCTGCCATAGTTTCTCTCTAATGAATTGTTAATGTTGATTCTGATTCTTCAAAACTCTGTCTTCCATAATCAAGTACGGAAGGCAAGTCTGTTGTTACATGATAAGCCATTCCTCGTGTAAGTAAAGCGTAAAATGCAATATCTGATACGGTTAGTTTTTTCCTATCCATGTTATGGTAAACTTCTACTATAAATCCGCCTTCAAGGTTTTTATCATGACGTATAACAACAGCAGAGTCACCTGATTTTAAATCTATAGTTTCTTTTTCTGACATAATGTCATCTCCATAAAGTGTTCTGCATCTACAATAGCCAAAGGCTTTTGTCTATTCATTTTTATAATAACAAGTGGCTCGCCCCCATTTGTATGGTCTATAGCTTGCTCATAGTAATTATAAATTGTTTTTGTTCTTTCAGTATTTTTACATTCAATATCATAAGGAAAAAACTTTTGTGCTAAACTAGATAATTGAACATCAACCCCATTTACCCCCATAGGTGTTGACCTAACATCCAAAGAAGATAATGAAGGAAACAAAGCTAATATTTTATCTACAACCCATGTTTGTAATTTTCTGCCTTTTGCTTTTGCTGACCTTGGTGACATAGGTTTCTTTTTAGGTGTGTAGTTTAAATTTTTTCTACGTTGCAGATTTACAAACTTTTGTACTCGTGTCATTGTACATTCTCTTCCATCCATTTAGGGTCAATTTTAGTATACCACATCCATTTAGGATTTTTACCTTTGCTTGGCAACTGTCTTCTAAACTCAAGATTTTCCCAACAATTATGTTTATATGGACAATAACTGCATTCAATACCTAATGTACGATTGCCTGTTGGTTTAGAATAATATACTTCTTCAATATCTGTAAAACATCTTTCAAAAGGTTTTTCATCTAACAAAGCTACACTAGTATTATATATCTTTGAATAGACTTCTTTCTTTTCTTTATCAGTATGTTTTGCATCAGTAAAAACTATTTCACCAGTTGTTTTATTTATGGCAATCCAACCTTTAAATGGTTTGTTAACCGCCATACCATAACCATGTCCTTGTGAAATATAGCCAAAAGAATCTGATTGTTTTATTTTATCATAGCCGTTATCGGCATTAAATTTAGTTGTGAATGAAAAAGGCGATACACTCTTTATATCGTAAATACCGTCATCAAGTTCGATATCATATTCGCCTTCAATTTGTCTATCACCAACACCCAAAGATACTTTCTGATGTTGTGACTTAACTTTTATTTTAGCAGCTTTAAGTAAAACAATTACAAGAGCCTCAAGCATATCTCCTATAATCATTCTTACAATAAAATCATGAGATGGTTTTTCCGGCTCAACACCTTTTGCCTGCATTTGTAGCTGACACAAGGGTTTGCCCACATTACTCATGCGAAGCCTAAAGTCTTCTTTTTTTCTTGTAAAATGTTTTTCTAAAGCTTTTCTAGATAAATCTGCAAACTCGTCAAATAAATAGGAAGGCATTTCTGCCTTCCCATCTAACACATTAACCAAGTAGGAGATTAATGAAGCTTCTTTTACGTTCATTTACTAAAATCAGGTAAATCATCATTTAACGCATCATCTATGTCAATGACTTCACCTTGTCCGTTAGGGGTTGAACCAGCTTTTTTCATCAACGCTTTATCATACGCCTTCATAATATCCTTATTTTCGTTATCAACGTACTCGCAAAATAGCTTCAATAAGTTATTATCTTCTTCACCAAAAGAAAGCGGACCTTCGCTAACTTCAAAGTTGCTAACATAATAAATTACTCCACCATTTTTTCTTTTTTCAAGACCACTTTTTAACTTGTAAAAGATAAAAGGTTTCTTCTGAGCAGAAAGTGAATCCATGGCATCAGAGATGGTCATAAAATTACTTCCTCTAGCTCTCCATAGACAAGGAAGGTTAGAAGCTTCAACTTTCTCCCCGTCTACGTTCACGGCATCCTTGAGTGTTACCCTACCGAATAACATTCTAAAACACCGAATACTTTTTTGTTTGAGTGCTTGTTCAGCATTCAATCCTTCTCGTTGTGAGTAAGGAACAGAACCACAACGCATTGTGCCTAACATGTCAGGAACTTCCGTTTGTGGATACAAATTTTGTGCAAAAATAGATTTATTAGCCATTTCCTCAGCTTCTTCATCCCAATGTGTATATTGGTATCGCTGTAGAAATACTTGAAATTCTATTTCTTTAGAAAATATAGCACCATGTTCAGGTGTAGCGATAGTCCAGTAACCAACAGGCAACTGTTTTTCATTATCATCTTCTGTATTATAATTAATACGTAGGAAAGCTAAGCTATCGCCCTCATTTGATGCTTTAGGCTCATCTTGTCCTATAATAGATGCTATTTGTTCAAAGTTTACGTCTGTATTTATCGTAGGTAATGTTTGTGTTGTCATTTTTGACTCCTTCTTCTAGAACACACTTTTTACTATATCTTGAACCTTATGTCAAGCTATAATTCTTCATATTTAACCAATTATTTCCAATCTCTAAATCAACCTCTAATGGCACGGACCATTTTACATTATATAACTCTTCAAATTTTTGTGAAACTTTAGTCATTGAATTATACATCATGTTCGCCACTTGTAATTCCTCTCCGGGATATATGTCGACGACAACCGAATCATGGACTGTATTAATGATAAGAGATTTGCTCTTGCTATTCTTAAGCTTATTATATAAATCCACCAGTGCAAGTGGAACAATGCAACCCCCTGCAACTCCTTGTACAGGGTAATTTTTAATAGATGGTGCGTTTGTTGCTGCACCACTAGAAAGCCTTTTAGTATCAGGAAAAGCAAACTGTTGACCAGTATATAACCTAACAATACCATGTGAAATAGCTTCAGTTTGTAAATCTGCATGCCATGCTCCAAGTTTAGGATACTTTTCCACAAAAGCCTTGTAGTATGCCATCTCACGTGGCGTACCCGAAAACCCCCCATACAAGGGCTTAAAAGTATGTGCCTTCGCTGCAGTTCGCTCTTCTTTAGTAACGTCAGCTTCAGCCTTGTCAAATATAATTGATGCTGTGTATTTGTGAACATCTTGCCCTTCCAATATGTCTTTAATCATTTTTTCATCACCACATAGTTGTGCGGCTACTCTAAACTCTAGTTGACTATAGTCAGCTTGTAATATTTTACCATTTTCAAATCGTGATACAACCACAGAACGAACAGGAAAAGTTGAGCCTCTAGGTTGATTTTGAAAGTTTGGGTCAGATGACGATAGCCTAGTTGTTCTTGTAACACATTGATTAAACTTAGGATGCAATAATAAATTACTGCGTGTATTTCTTTCAATGCCACCTACAAAACTAGACAGATAGACGTCAACTGCATTTAACCTAACTGCAGATGTCAAAAATTTGACAGCATTTTCGTTACCATTGTGTTTAGCTACACCCAATAATCTTATTAGTGTAGTCTTATCTGTTGCAAAACCATTTGCTGATACATCTGAAACATCTCTTGGGTTCATGTGAAGTCCGGCAATTTTGTGTAGTGGGATAAGTGTGTAACCCTTCCCACTGCAAGACTTGCATTTAGTGGGATTCTTCCAACGTGTCCCATCCTTCTTAATTTTGTAAAGAGTGCCTTTGCCAAAACATTTTGTACATTGCCTAGCTTTTGTTTTATGCATACGGCTAGTCATCATTTTAACTGAACCAACAAAATGTGAAGTTGACATACGTGGACGTAATAAAGGCTTGCCTTTTTCATTTAATCCAATGTTAAAATGTCTTGCCCATTGTTTCTTATCTTTAACTTTACGAGAATATATAAGCTGTCCCATTTGCTCAGGTGAAGCAAAATTTATAGGAGTGTCGCCCATAACTTCTTCAGCCACATTTCGCATTGTCTGCTCTAGCTTTTCTTTCTCTTTTTCATAATCTTCCTTAACTTTGTGAAGTTGTGGAAAATCTATTTTAATTCCATTTTGTTCTACATAAGCAAGCACAATAAGAAATTTATTCATCAAATTCAAATGCTTAGTTAGGTCATAATATCCTGCCTTTTTATACAGGCGAGTTTGCTCATGATACAATTCTCTTGTGGATATTATGTCGCCTAGACCATATTCCTCAACTATTTCCATAGGTATGACATCAAACCCTTTGCCTTGTTTTAAAAAGTCATCTACAAGTTGTGACTTTTTTAGGGTTATATTACGTCTTTCACAACAATCTGCCAAACTTATGCCCCATTTTTGCCCACGAAGTAACATATATTCACCAATCATGGTGTCATATACTGCTCCGTCATAGGTAAATCCAGTTTCCCATAGCCACATTAAGTCAAATTTTATATTATGCCCAACTAAAAGTGTGGTTGTGTCCAATATATTTTGAATTTGTTGTGAAGATTTGTGAACATCAAATTTTTTGCTAGTATGATAAAACCAAACAAATTGTGGGTCTTGTGAACCTTGTGAATATTGAACAGATACAAGTTTGTTATCAGGACAAAAAGGTGAGGGGTCACTACGTCTATTCTCTTTAATAATAAAAGTTGTTTCTACATCTAATACAGTAATCATGCCGTGTACCTGCTCAAGTCAGTATTTAGGTTGCATACTATGTTACCATGAAAACCTGTCAACTTATTTTTAGATATTGTGAGATATCGACGGCTATCGTTGTTATCTGTAACATCTGATTTACCTATGCCAATAATTAAATCAGCTTCAGCGGCTTTACCAGTTTTACTATTCTCCATCATAGCATAAGTTACGTTAGTTCTAGCCTCAGCATCAGCACTAGCTTGACTAACACCTATACCAAAAACATCTCTACGTTTACATACTTCTCTAAACTTAGTATATATCTCACGTAGCTTTTCATCTGTTCTTGCAAATGAACCCATGACGTTAAGTTTATCTAGTTGGTCAACTATTATTATATGTGGTTTTTTGTTTGCACAATATTTATCTAGCCATTCTATTGAAGCATCAACATTATCAACCATTGTGATATTTGCGGCTATCTCAGCAAACTTTTCTTTTGCCTGTTTTTTGTGGACAAAGATATTATGTTCATCATATCCTGTGTAAGCCGATACTGCACGAAGCATAGTCCGTCTTGCAGGTTCTTCGTTTGTAATAATGTGAACATCAGCGCCTTGACAACAAAAACCATTTGGTGATGCTACCAGTGAAACATAAAAAGCTGTTTTGCCAATTTCAGGTCGTGCAAAGGTAATCATAAATTCACCTGCTTTGCCACCACGTACAACTTTACTTAAACTTGGTATATTAAAATGCCAACAATCTTCATTCTTTGTGAACTCTAAAAGCGTATCTAAATCTGTTGTTACAGGCTCTACATCATCATCAGGCACAAAGCCTTCTTCTGATTTTTCTACAAGTCTTTTTACATCAGCAATCTTTTCCGGTGAGCCTTCCATAATAGCTAAACCCATGTCAGCTATATTTCGCCCAATCTCTTGTTGCCATATTTTTTGTAAAACATCTTTGGCAACGTCCTTACCGATTGCAGGAATGTTGTGAATGTCTGTGAGCATATCAGAGATTACTTGATGCTTGGCACGTGTAATCGTAGGGTTGTGAACTTTAAAGAGTTCACGAACCTCTGATACGGTTAAATCTCTTTCATATTGTTTATGTCCTGTTACGATAGTGTCATACAAATCAGACAGTTCCTCAGGGAACATTGATGGCATTACACGATTCTTATTCTCTTGATAAAAATCTTTCTGCAACAGAAGCTTTATCAGCTGTTGTTCGATACTAATTTTTTAATCTCCTGTGACCCAAAATATTTTAAATCATCTTTTATCCTTATTACATTACTAGGAACAAGATAGCACAAATACTTTTGTATGTCAAGCGACTTTCTTGTAGCATCAGGGTCAAGACAGATGTGAACTTTGTGAAATTTCTTAAGAAATGTGAGGTCTGCGTGTTTTAAGTTTGTGCCTAACAAAGCTACCCCTGTAAATATTTTAGACACAGCACAAGCACTTGCCGCATCTTCTACAAGTATAGCATCTTGTGAATCGCCACAAATAAATAACTTTTCTGATTTACCATATCTATACCATTTTGGTTTAACTTTATAATTTAAACTTCTACCTATTGCGTCAACAATGTGAACTCCGTCTTTTACAATAAACACAACTCTATCTTGTTTAGGGTCGTACATGATATTAGCAAGGCGATTTTCGTAAGCATCTATACAATTATTATTTTTTAAATAACGCAAGGCTCTGTCATTATTTGTGACTGATGTGAAATAATCAGGGATTTGAAAATTATGATAGAAAGAAGGATGATAGTTTTGCAACTTCTGCACGATATCATGCTTTGTTCTGTCTGTTTCTTTTGTGCCACGAATTTTACAACTGGCTTTGTAACAGTTCCATAATAATCTACTTTGTAGTTTGGAAATTGTAAATGTGTTTCGACCACCACACATTGGGCAGTTAGTTCTAAAAGACATTCCCTCATTAGGAGAATGTGCTAAAATAAATTTAGTTAGCTTATCCATATGGTGTACCCCCTCGGCAAGTAGCTTGCTTTTAGCATATTAAAATTAATCTGTCAACAAAAAAAAATCCCCCACCTGCAAAAGCAGATGAGGGATAAGGGTCAAACAAGAGATAAACAGCTTATGACTTACCAATCATAATGATTTGCCTGTGCATTGTCATAGGTGTCTACAACAAGTTCAGCAATCTCTTCTAAAGTTAAGTCAGAAGCTATAAACGAATATAGCACACGTTGAACTCTTTGTCCATGAGTTTCTTCACTTTCAAAGCCAATATCAGGTTCATACTTATCAACCTTGTTTTCTACAAGATGTTTTATCTTGTCAAGAGTTGATTGATGCTTGTTTCTGTTTGTTGACTTTGTCCTAGAGTGTCGTTGCTCAAACTCGTCTTCGTCCCAAAAAGAATTTTGGTAGTCTCCGTAGCCTGAATTGTAACCACGATAGCCATGTCTGTTGTAACTACTAAAACGGCTCGTGTAGTTGTTGACTTTTGGCTCGTCAGGATTTCTCTTGACAGGCAGGGAAGACCATTTGATACTGGTGTAAGCAGGTATCGCATATCGTTCAAGCCATTCAAGGTCAAAGTGTTCTCCTGAACTGTGTTGGTCAAAGTAACCAACTGGCATATTAGTACACTCGGCAATCAAGTCAGTATAGTTTGCTGAGTCAGTAAATGAGCCGTTTGGTGATGGTTCAGCTTTTTCTTTCGGAGGAAGATACTTGTTGATTTCATCACACAAAGTTTTAGCAAAGATGTTTGAACAACATTGACCACCTGATTGACGATAGATGACATCATTGTAGCCTTTTCTGTCGAAAGCAATACAGTAATCAATATTAGTAAATAGTTCTTTACGAGATGTAGAAAGATAAGTAGAACCGATACCACCACACTCTTCGCCTACATGAAAGACATACAGACCGGGAACTCGTTTCTCAATCATGCGACACATGATGTAGCAACCTAGTTTGTCATCAGCACCAAGTACAGAATTTTTGGTGATAACTTCATGCTTGTGTGTATATTCCATGTTGAGGTCAGACCACCCGTCAAAGTCATCATCTGAACCATAGAGTTTGCCACTCCACATAATGTAGTGGTCGTATGACGCACCATGCTTTTTAGCCTCTTGTTCAATCTGATGTTGAGTAACGTGTTCGTCATCATCATTGTAATACAGTTTGCTCATATCGTCGATAGAGCCATAGACATAATTCTCATCAGTAACATGAAGATTAATATTATGTCTGTTACTTGTATGAACTGTGTCCATGTGCGAACTGAACATTACATTGTTAGCTTTGCCGACACGAATAATAAGATTTTCTCCTTCCTTGTCAGGTATAATCTCATATGCCTTGGCAGGTAAATTTTTATTGACATAAGATGTAATGATGTCAGCAATAACTTTCTCTGTGCCATTTGGTGAAGCATTGGTTAGTAAGTCGAATAGAAGAGTATTCATCTTATCGTCGCCTCGTTGTAGACGAGTTGTCTCGTCAAGTTCTACTTTGGGTTTTATATTATAGAAATAAGAACCAGTCATTTGGTTTCTCCTTTATTGGTTGTTACAATTAATTCTAGTTTTGGAAGTTCACCAGTAAGTAGTTTTGGTAAATCTCCTAGTTTTTGAGAGAAAGCTTCAAAGATTGCTTTGTCTTCTCTATCCATGTCAAAGTCAAGTATATTGTCACTGCGATATCTAGTATGTGATATTAGCTTATAAGAGTCTTTGATATGTAAATTATCTTCAATGTTACGAGTACAAGATACAGTATCAATGATACTCGTTGTATTTGCGTGTCTACATTGTATCTTAGTAAGATAATCTGGAGTCATTTGGCTCACAACTGATTTAGTAAAAGTCATGTCAACATTTTTAGTTTCTGCAAGATACACATCTCTAGGGTGATGATACAAATGAACATTGCCAAGTCCCTGATAATCTTTTGCCATACTTGAATCTTCGTCTACAAGTAACTCGTTACCAAGAAATGGTAAGCTTATCCTGCGAATATAGACAAAAAAATCAAGCTCTGTTTCCGCAAACAAAGATGGACGATAAATAGCAGTATTCATATTATTTATCGCAGCCTGATAGTTGCTAAACAACGCATCTTGACCAAAGGCAGGAATATAATCTGCTACAGGTATAATCTCATGTAATTGACTTCGTCGTCGCCAACGAGAATTATCTGATTGCACATAGAGACACAAACCATAGTCAACGGCACAGTGTGAGTCGCAGAAATATTCACCTGAAATTTCTAGAGCATCTTCATGCCAATGTTCAGTATCACATTCAGCACAGTAGATATAGTCATCACTGCTACCACCCTCAGGATAATAGTAACCACAGGTAGCACGAACATCAATAGGGTGATTGCCTTTCTCGTGGTTGTCAGAGTGATTGATGTGATATGTCCACTCGCCCTTACCTTCGTCAACCTTGATTGAGTTGAACGGCAGTTGGTCAAGATATGGTATGAGTGCAACTTCGTAGTCATCATCTGTCCGAGCATACGGCACAGTAAACGTATCAACTGCTCGATTTGGATACGGAGCATAGTCATAGTTGCCACGACCGGGAAACCAATCTCTGTCGTCAGATAACTGTGTGTAACCATAGTTTGTTTCAGGATTTATCTCTGCTTTGAGTTTGTTTATCAAGCTAGTCTGATAAGCACTCCTGTTGCCATACACCCTGCCAAAGAACCATCTGTCGGTCAAAGTATCCAGCCAACAGATTGTACGAGCAAGAACAGTATCGCCACGTTTAAGATAGGCGCCACGTGTGATTGGACAATGAGCATAGAAGTCAACTGGTCTAGCCTCTGAACCATCTTCGTACCTGAGACCAAATGAATGCTTGCTATCCATACATGAAGTAGGGGTTTCTCTGCTAACTACTTTGTACATATAACGTATATCTTCTACAGTATCAGCAAAGTGAAACTCAGTGGGTGCATACAACTCATGAACTTTTGCAGAGATTGCATCAACGATTTGAGAACCACCATGAATGCTTTGCATACTCTTACCACTAAACATCAGACATTTGGCAAGATAGCCTGACAAAGATTGTTCACGCTTTGCACCTAGTCGTTTGATGCCACGACTAACTGGAGTCCATGACTCTGTCCTACCATTTGATATATCAAGATTAATTTTATCACGGAGTCTAGCAGTAACTTTTGGAAACAAAGCAATCTCTGTAGCAAGTCCGTCATTTTGATACTGATAGGCACTTGCGTAAACGTGTCTTTTAGTTACCCACAGATTAGGATAAGACCATACTGTTTGGTTGTCTTTAGACCATATGGCAATGCCAGTTAGTGTGTAGTTATGTGCATGACAAAGGTCTCGGTTATCATGCTCTTTGCTCAACACGGCTGATGAGTGTCTCAAGCTACTGATACCAACAATAATATCTGAAACAAGTTTCTCAAAGTGTGGAGCTAAGATTTTTAGTTTACGAGAAGCTGAAACAACAACAGGGTGTGCTTCAACTGGGATATACTCAAAATACTCATTCGGTATTTTGTGTGATTTAGCGAAAGCAAGGATAGAGGAGTTAACCTCCTCAGCCTCCTCAATCACTTTTTTGAGTTTAGTTTTTCTCATGCTTTTTTCTCCTTCTGTTCATGAGTAATAAAAGTAACGTCGCCACGGATAGCCAGTAGATTACCGAACTCTAGCACTTTGACGTTTCCACCTTCAGATAATGGATACAAGTCAATGCCTCTGTCGGTGTGTACAGACGGACCGAGATTCATAAACAAATGCGGTTTACCATCTTTGTTTACAGAATTTGGTGTAGATATAAGTTTACCAAATGATGGAACGGACGTGCCGTCGTAGGCTCGTATCTCTGGCATATTGTCAAATGCAAGGTCAAGAGTAAAATAGCCGACAATCACACACATCTTATCTACAGTCTGTGAAGTTACAGGTGTAACCACTGCTTTAATAGGCTTGTGGATTACAGGGTCGTCAGAACTCGTAGCTGTTCTTGGCGTGTACTCTGCAAAACTTTGAAGTTTAAAACCATAGTAAAAGCCGTTGTTTCTGCCAAGTGAGGCATAACGAGTGCCATTACCATTTTGGTAGGTGAAGATGTTACCTGTAGAAATATCACTACGTTTGATAACATCATTTACTTTGTAAGGGCTAATAATCATAGAAGTATTCTCCTCTCTCGCTAAATCGTACAACTGGAAATACCCTTGTGAAATCCCAGTCTAATAGTCGTTTTACTTTGAATGCTTGGTAAACCATTTTAGTTACTTTGTTCTCAGGAGTGGAATACCAATTTCTTTTTACGAGCATATCTTCGCAGAAACTTGAATACATACGTTTGATTGATTTCTGCACATTGTACATATACTCATGGTCGTTGGGTAGTTCAGAAATTTCATAAACCCAACATGAAAATATCATGTCACTTGAGAATCTGTATGTGCCACGTTCATTACCACTGGATTCACACAGATAAAGGACACGATATTTCTTATCGACATAGTCTGTGACTCTGCCAATAAAAGCGAGGTGTCTACTGCGTGTGCTGTAGTACACCTTGACGATATCGCCATCTTTGTATTTTCTAGGCATTTTTATCTCCTTGTTAATTTTTGATTTGAAGTATTATACCAAATAAGACATTGCTAACCAAACTAACGCTCCCACCTGTAAAAAATGTGAGCGTTGATTTGAACAGTTTTTGTGAACATAGAATTTTTTGACCAATCAGGCACAACATAGTCTGCATGATAATGTGTAGCACCTGACGTTGTGTCATAAAATATTCCTTGTAATGTGGATTCAGCAACATTGTATGCCCATTGTTTTGCAGTTTCATCTCGCATAACTTCAGGTTTGCCATCACACCAAAAAGAAAATTGACATCTATGTTTTATTGGTATTGATTTATTCCATGTGTAATATTCGCCTTGCTTTACTACATCACACACAGTATCGGGAAATCGTTCATCATAAACACGATTAACAATAACTTGTGCAACGGCTACTTGTCCAACCATAGGTTCACCTCTGGCTTCAAAATAAACTGCCGTCGCCAAGCAAGCGATAGCCGACATCACGATAGATTCTCCGAATGCTCATGGTCATAATTTTTGGGATTGCACGTAAGGTTGTAGACGTCCTTTTTAGTCCTCACCGGGAAATACGCACCTTTATGAGTTGGTACTGAAGAATAAGGAATCTCGATAAGATAATCCATATCAGTAGCACAATTAATGCAAAGATTAGGGAAATACTTTGCGACTTCTCTACGTACAGACGGATAGTCTGCACCACATTTTTGGCATTCGACACTTGACATATGCCTTTCTCCTATATAATTAAAGTAATGTTGGTATCCCGTGCAGGATTCGAACCTACGTTGTCACCTTGAAAGGGTGATGTCCTAGACCACTAGACGAACGGGACATAGTGGAAACAAGAGCAAGACCATTCAGCTGTGGGTTGCTGAAACCGTCCTGCTCTTGTCTTTATCGACCCAGTCTATAAATTTGCTAACCACGGACTGACTCGTAAGAGTTGTTTGATAATTGCTTATCTACTTCCTTTCAAGGTCAAAGTGTAATAACCTTGAACCAATAGACTGAAGTAATTTTTTGATGTCTGCAACCTCTTTAGCGAGTGCATCATCTTTTGTATCTTTGCTCACAGAGCCTGTGAAAGATAAACCAATCGGATTATTAGGGACAGTCTTGGCGACTTTCTGAAGCATTGATGCACGAGGTAATTTGGCAACTGCCTTCTCGTGAGCCGTAATCGCAGCACGTGGTAATCCAAGATTAATTAGCTTTCTACGTGTTGGTGTAGAAATGCCGTAACCTTGATTAAAACCACGAACAATCTTCATGCCAGTGTCCCAACCAATGCCAGAGTACGTGATGAATTTGTTCACACTACGAACATCATTACGTACCAACCATTGAGTGAGTGGTGTATCTACCCAGTCTTTTGGCAAAGACATATCAAGTGATATACTTGTCAATAATTTAGTCCTCCTTTCTAAGATTTGAAAAGAGATTGACGTATGTTATTATGCTAACAACACACCATTTAATTTTTTAGCCGAACCCCAAGGAGATTTTGGAGACAAAAAACCAATCTCTTTCCATGCTCATAATATACCACAAACCCCCTTACTAACCAAACAAAGCACAAAAAAAACCCCCACCGAAGTGGGGGCAGTTTGGGGGAGAAACTCTTTAAATAAGTTCAGAAAGTTCTTCTAAACTTATATCTCTATTACGTTGGTCGTTAAAAAGAATATCTTCTGCAATGTTAAGTTTGTTATCTTCTTTTTGTTGTCTATTAAGATAATCTCTTATAACTATTTCTAGGCTAACACTTGAATAAGCATGACCTTCATCACCATTACGTAAGCAGAGTTGAAAGTTATTTGAATTAGTTCCAGTTACGGCAGGTAACAAATATATGTCCCAACCAACAGCTTCATCATTGTGGTCAAAAGTTTTGCAAGAAAACATATATTGACTTTTCAAATGCTCACAACCATTATCGTGAAGCACACCTTTGTGAATATCTTTTTTGATTCTCATGCACCTCTCCCTTTAAAATAAGCAGTTCTGTAATCGTTGTGAGCCAAAGTGAGTTTTTCTTTTGCATCTTTCAATGCACAAGGATAACAAGCCTCTTTGTCATCAAGCATTACATAATTAATTTTTACTACGTCAAGAGGTTTGTTACATTTAAAACATTTGACGGCTAGTGAATGCATTGAACTTAAATGCTTGTGAGCCTGACTTAATTGTTGTGAAACTTCACGTTTTAAGAAAAACTTTTTTAAAAATAACTCTCGTTTGAACAATGGATTGTCCTGCTCAAAGTAACTGGCTAATGCTCCTGCTAATTCATCAGAGGCATTGTGGTCAGCTAAAATGCTAACCATTGTCTCATAATTTTCTTTTGATAACTGGCTCATTTTTTCCTCCATTGTGTGATTGTGATTATTGTGAACATAACTCCTGCCATAAGTAATGTGAATGAAACGAATATATGTAACCATACTTCCAATGAAACATCAACAAAATGTGGCAAGACATAAGCCAAGCCATGATGAGTTCCAAAGTACAAACCAAATATACCCACGAATGGTGAGTATATTCTGTAAAATAATGTGTCAAATAATTTAATCATTTTTTTCTCCGTGTTTTTTGTTGCTTTTTGATTTAGACATATAATACCAAAGAATCGCCCACTAACCAAACAAAGTTTCTACAAAAAATTGTGAACTATAAGTCCCCTGCTATATTTTTTACAGCACCGGTGAT